CGTTGAGCATAATCCGTGTAATTTATTTTTACAGTATTACTACCGTCAGAACCACAACTACTAATATTTGCTCTTGGTTGTGTAACCATCAGATTACTTACAAGATAGTTATATCTCGTCTGCGACTGGATTTTACGAAGTACATCACTGGCGTCTCCCATCTAAACTCTATAAACATTTTTACAAGAGATGTGTGGCATTTGGGCATTATTCGGGATTTGCAACGAACCGATTGATAATCCAGATGCCTGTATAAAACAGTTGACTGCTCGTGGACCTGAGCAAGTTATTCGTGTTGATTTGAGTGGTGCTATTCTTGGATTTACTCGTCTTGCGATTAACGGATTAAATAATGGAGGTATGCAGCCGATGACTAGTGATCGGCTCATATGGATGTGCAATGGTGAGATTTACAACTGGGCGACATTAGCCAGAGACTATGGAATTACAACTTACTCGGGAAGCGACTGTGAAATATTGGGGCCGCTTTATCAGAAGATTGTTATAGATGGAGGCGCTAAGCCTGATGCTTTTTTCAGAATGTTAGATGGTGTTTTTGCCATAGTGATCGTTGATAAACTTACTAACACAGTCACTGTAGCTCGTGACCCATATGGTGTTCGTCCTCTATTTATTGGACATCGTATTGCTATTAATGATAAAAAGTTTTATACGTCAGGACTCATCTTTTCCAGTGAGATTAAGGCTATGTGGCCTATTGTCCACTCTGCTATGCATTTTCCTCCTAGCACATGCCACGTTTATAACACTGAGACATTTGATTGTATTTATTTCGCAAAATATCATCATATACAGGGCTTAAAAAATCCCTTGTATTCTCCTCTTGCAGAGAATGGTCTTGAAATGGCATGTGCAGGTCTGAGAAGCGCGCTTGTGAGTGCTGTGCGTAAACGCATGCTTGCTGAGAGGCCTGTGGCTGCACTTTTGAGTGGTGGTGTGGATAGCAGTCTTATTGCCTCGCTTGTTGCCAAGGAGTTGCGCTCTATTGGGGCGCCGAGGCTCAAAACCTTTAGTATTGGAATGGCCGGTTCTCAGGATTTAGCTTATGCTCGGAAAGTGGCTAACTGGATTAACTCAGATCATCATGAGATTGTGTTGAAACCTAGCGATTTTCTAGAGGCAATTCCTGTAGTTATTAAGACAATAGAGTCGTTTGATACCACAACTGTGAGAGCGTCTGTAGGAAACTGGCTTGTGGCGAGGGAGGTTGCCAGACAAAGCGATTGTAAGGTCGTGTTTAATGGTGATGGTAGTGACGAGGTATTTGGTTCGTATTTGTATTTCTATAATGCGCCAAATGATTCGGCCTACGAAGAGGAGGTTGGTCGTCTCTTAGAAGAGATTTATCTGTTTGATGTATTGCGATCAGATAGGACGATTAGTTCTCATGGATTAGAGCCTAGAACACCATTCTTGGATAAGCAGTTTGTGAGTGTTGCACGCTCTATATCAACAAAATGGCTGCGTCCACAGAAAAATGGTTTAGCTGAAAAGTGGATTTTGCGTAGGGCTTTCGATGATGGTATCACTTTACCGCATGAAGTTTTATGGAGAAGGAAGGAGGCCTTTAGTGATGGAGTGAGTCCAACAGAGAAGAGCTGGTCAGAACTTATTGCTGAATATGTTGAGGGATATGTACATGATGAGTGGGAAGAGGATGCGAAACAAAAATATCGTAACTTGACCCCTACCACACGTGAGCAATATTTTTATCGTTTTCATTTTGAGGCAAACTATGGTAAGGCGTTTACGCATACGATTATCCCGCATTTTTGGATGCCGAGATGGTCTCCTGGAGTAACCGATCCATCGGCAAGAGCTTTGTCTATTTATTAGACAGAGAAACCAACAGGCTTATCAGCTGGTGGTGGAGGTGGAGGAGGGGGGCGAAACTTTAGAGGATAGACAGGGAGCTTTGGTGGCTCAGGTGTTGCTTCAGGTATTGCTTCAACTACTGCTTCAGCGGATGGTTCAGCTACTGATTCAGTCACAGGATCAGTTTCTACCACAGGTTGAACTGCAGGTACAGTATCACCTACACTCTCAGAAGAAGAATCATCTGAAAGGGATGTATTCCTATCGCAGATAAGTTTGTGTCCTGCTTTCCAGTCTGCCCTCTGACATTCAGTATTGCAGTAGTAAACAAGTCCACATCCTGCACAGAGACCAGCACCTTCTAGGTTCGTGATCTCTTCGCCACACTCTTCGCTACCACAGTAATGAACATCAGATTCATCTAGAGGTGGTTCATCTTCTACTTCTGCTTCATCATCTTCATGTTCTGGTTCCTCTTCTTCCTCTACTTCTGGCTCATCTTGTAGATCTTCCTCTTCCTCTTCATCTTCATCTTCATCATACTCATAATCACTATCAAGCATATCAAGTTCCTGCTGTTTACGATAGTTCTCAAGATCAGTAATGCGTCCTACAACAATACCGATTACGTTGCACAGAGAGAGAAAGAGAAGAAAGAATCCTGTCGGCTCATGTCCTGTAAGAATATAACCATATCCAGAAGCTAGAAGCATTACAGCATTTACACTCATAATATCATAATGCTGCGTCATTTTTGACTTGTTATTTTTGGGGAAGTATGAAGCTTCAAATTTAGGCTGGATGATTCCTAAAATTGAATAGCATTCTTTAAGAGGGTATTGTTACACACTTAATATGGAGCAATGCTTAGCATGGCGAATCTATCGAGATAACAAGGATGCGGAACTCCATCAACTTCGCTTTAAAGGAGGCTTTCAAGCAGACGGTAAGACACCTTTGCGTTTCTATGTTCCTTATCGTTGTGAAGAGATCGCTTCTAAGAAGGGTCTATGCAAAGGCTGTAAGATACGCAGTGAGGATCCAGAACTTACTAAACCTGCACCGTGTGGTTCCTATCAGAACTACTATCTGGGAAATGTGAATGAGCCTATTCGGGCTGTAAATCGTAGTCGCATGTTTGGTAGCCCATGGTTTCTTGAAATGCACAAACAGTTTGGAACTTCTCCAGAGAATCTGGCAAAGGGACGGGCTGCTTGGGCTCTTGCGGTAGCTGGGCTAAAAGATGTTCCGCCTCTTCCAGATATGGGCGACGGACTTGTAACAGAGGTTCCTGATAAATCTGCATGGACTCCAGTAAAAGGTGAAAAGAAGAAAGCACCAGCTGTAAAGGAAGATAAGCCTGTTAAAAAGACTAAGATTAAGGTTGTGACAAAGCTTGCGCAAACCAGTGTTCTAGAAGCGATTAATCAGCCAGTGGTGGAAGAGGCTCCTGTTATTGTACCACCTCCTCAAATAGAAGTGAAGGCGAAACGAGTATACAAGAAGAAAGTGGCAGCAACAGCACCTCTTCCATTGCCAGTCGCAATCTTATCAGAAGAAAAACCTGTTGAGGTAGATGATGTAGAGACGATTGAAGTGGTCGCCAGGGAGTTGAATGGAACGAACTATTATTTGGATACACGTAAGAGCAAAGTCTATAATCCAAAGAATGGGTCGTATGTAGGTCGCTGGGACTCAGTTACTGAGACGCTTATCACGACGATTACGGATTCTGATCATGAGTGAGTTGGCTGCAAAGCCTTCCAACTCACAGGGAATTTTTCAGCCATGATTTCCGAAACCGCCGCCGCATACTCGCGAATTTCTTTCTGTGCTTGATGATCAAGCCGCAAAGAACAAAGACGAGCATAGGCAGCAAGAGATGCAGTCTCAATAAATTCCGTATACATGGATTGTGGAAGAATACCCCTTGCAACTTCTGGAGCCACACCCTCTTTCAGAAGAAAGTTATAGAATTCCAGCACACCATTCGTATGCGCCTGAACATGCTTGAGAATAGCCTCATTATTAGGAATCGCTTCATCCTTGGACCCCTGTTTTTTATTTGAATCTCTCGCTCTCAGCACTGTAGGTACATAGCATTCTGGCTCATCATCCACATAGCGGCGGCTCACCTCATTTCTTGCGAATCCAACCGTGTGGCGGAACCATTCACGGGCGACGAAAATCGGCATCTTCAGACGGAAGCGGGCCATCGGATGGAAGAAGGGACTGTTATGACCGTGGTTAGCAAGATAGCTTACAAGCTTCTCATCACGATTTTCAAATACCGTGCTCTCCTTCGCAAAAGATACACGAGCAGCATTGACGACTGTAAGGTCATCCCCAAAGACGTCAAGGCATTCTACGAAACCTGCGTTACCAATCTTAATGGCCGGCATTTCTATTTTGTGTAGATGATTTTATCTTAGACCCACGCATATTTGCCTCTTTTCTAAGTAAGCGACGGCGTCTCCTTTTAGAGCCACTAGGGATTCGCTTGCTCGACTTGTGTATTTTACGCTTTTTAGTCAAAACAGGCGGAGTGGCATTCTCGCTTATACACTTAGTAAGGACGGCTCCCATTCTTTTATGTAAGGAGTTTTTGCGTTAAAGCCCACATTCCATCACAACTACAGTTCTCCTTCCACCATTCGCGACCAGCAGCCGACATCTTAGCCCATGTAGCCTCATCTGTCTGTGTCGCCAAGCGGCGGGCTTCCTCAGGCGTCTCTGCAACAAAATAGTGCTCGCCTTTTACAGGTGGTTGTGCATACCCCTTAATATCTACGTCAGGACTTACAATCGGAACACACCCCATCGCCATACATTCAACCTCACGATGGCACTTCCAGCCATATCCAGGGAGGCATAGACCGAATTTCGCATCTGTCAACTTCTCCAGATATTCACGCTGTGAGAAGGGATATGCCTTGTCGCCACCCACAGGCATCACGAACTCGCTACACGCAGCGGCCCAGTTGAGTGGTCGGCGTTTCTTCTGAGTCGCATTCTCCACGCGACCATAAAGAACCAGACTTTGCGACCTCTCACTGAAAGGGCGAGCGGGTGCATCAGTTGTCGACATCTCCTCCACAATTGCAGGACGACGCGGCCAGAAAGACCATGCCTTCCCATTAGATCCAGGGGGAGGTGCTGGATTTCCAAACAAACCCTTCTTATAGACACGTTCCTCGGGAGGTGATGAATCTAGCCACTCATATGTAGGGCGATCATAGAGTAAAGTATTTCCGATTCCATGAAGCCAGACATGGTGAGCATGGCTATCTTCCACAATCTTAACATATCCTTTCACCATCCACATACGGGCCATTTCTCTAAAGCTATCACCCGCATGTCCAAAAAATGTCCCCTCTTTCTGGTCAGGTAAGATGAGAATAGGCTTCGTATTTACAGGAGTCTTGATAGGCTCCGTAACTGTCATAGCCTTGAGTACATTGTCAACGAGCCCCTTCGTTGCGTCTTTCGGGCAAATACAGAGGGCGTGGCGGAGCTCAGCTGCGGCGGCCAAATGCAGACAGTCAGCACTCGGCTCCATCTCACTCTGAATCTCAATAACCTGTGCGGTTTTGGGGAGAATCCATGACCAGCCCCAGCGGCTAATACCATCCTTGCCAGATCCTACAACTACAAGGCTTGCGCCAGTTAAGGTTGAAGCAATCCCTTCAGATGCTGGCCAGATAACACGCACATCATATCCTGTTAGTTTCGTCTCAATCTCATTAATAAACTCGCGTGTACAATATACGTCGTCGTAAAAAATAACGCACCGCTTCTCTGTTGAACATACTGAGGTCCAGCCTTCACCATTAACTCCTAGAAGGGCGCTTCTGAGGGCATCAGTATGTTTGCGAGTTATGATAGTATTATCAGAAGGAAGCATGATATAGCCCTTCCTACACCAGACTTGGAGAGTCTCATCGCGAGGAAGGACAGGAACTTCGCGCTGTTTCCAGTTAAATAGTTGGAGTGCTGCTAGGAACGGCTTATCACGAGGCGACCAGAATTCACCCTTTCCACCAGACTTCTCACGAAGAAGCAAAATATTTGCCAGGTACATCAGAACATAGGTTGCGCTGTTCTTTACGAAGTCATCAGGAAGAGGTGCGACGAGTCCAACATCGACAGCCAAAGTTGGACTGAGACCAGAAATGTGACTCTTATTCCAGGCCTCACTACCCGTCGTTGATTTTCCAACGTAGAGGCTGGAATATGTGTAGGCGAGACCTGTGGGCGTCTGGAAAACTTCGTCGGCTTCATACACAGGAATGGGCTCAGGTGTAGAGATATTTGTAGAGTCAGCTGCGAGCTTGTATTTTTCACCACGCGATACCATTGTGCAAAAGGTTTTCAAATGCGTGGGATTTGTTCCCAGAATAGGGCGAGCAAACGGAGGTGATTCAATCGTGCTACTTACTTTGGGTGTAAAGATAGGATTCATATCGTGTAGACCCGTTGGCTGAATGTAAAAATACATCGGCTTATCCACGATATCTTTAGGATCATATGTACGAATCTCGCTTGTATGAAGGTGGTGAGTCTTGAGAGTGAGTGCTGGATTAGTGACGAGAAACTTCGCCTTCAACATCTCCACATTAATGGCATTGTCGCATCCAGCGCGGCCGAAGTTGAAGTTGAGAGAATCATAATCCCATTTTCTAGATTTCACACTATCGCTGAAGATAACCCATGTATCTTGACTGTCAGGACGAGGACCGAACAACTTATGCTCTGTGTCAGGAACACCCTCTACAGCCTCATAGCGAAGAAGACTTATAAATCGGTCTTGTGGATTTGTTGCCCAGAGGGCCTTCCATGTTGAATCCAAATAGATATCGGAGTTTGCGAAAACACAGAGGGTATTCTGAGGAGCCTTCTCTGCAATCCAGCGGATGACATCCGCATAGCTGAGCCGATGACGGATGACTTCTTGCTGGATTTTATCACTGGCTGTGAAAGAGCCAGTGAGGTCGGTCTCGTTGAGAAGGATAATCTTGTCAATCAGAGGGCATTCAACATTCTTCTCAAGACAGAGTCTAATCTCACGAGCCCTCGCAGCCTTCTCAGGTTTATAATACTGGCTGATGAGCCATAGTTGTGGAGGACCAGAGGGTGGAGGTGCATAGAATGCTTTGATCATAGTCTCAGAGCGTAGAGAGCTAGGGTGAACACCCAATGCACGATTCATACGCAAAAGTATTGAGGCAAGAAGGGCGGCATCATTAGCTGTACCATCCCATGCGGCTCCAACGAAAGGGTAAATATCCGCGACTTCTTCTAGGCAAATCATGTTTCCAATACCCATCTCCTTCAGTGCATTTTCACCGAGTAGATTGAGAGTGTCTCTTGAGGCGAGAATCATCGTCAACTCCTTCCATGCGCCTGTGCGAAGCCATTCAGCATCCTTTTGAGATTGAGCGGGATCACAGAGAATAAGAATATTTGTAATGGATGATAGATAGTTGCGATTGAGTGCGCCAACTTCCCACCGATTCCATCGTTCATTCTTAGGAGTATCAGGGCCAATCCATATGATTGTCTTATTGTCCTTGGAAATACTTGTCTCTGTTTGCAAAATCCTGATAGGTTTACATGTTTTTGGATGCGCTCCCCACATTCTTTATGGAGAATGTGTTAAATGCTTAGACCCAAAAGCAGCTTTAACGGTGAGACTTAAAATTAACGAAGCTCGAAGAGCTGCGTTAATTTTAAGATCCATCACCAAATTAGTCGTTGGACATTATTTTTAAGGAAGCAATGGCTCCCTTAAAAATAAGTCACGACGTTAGGGCCGCAATTTATACATCTGATTTTGATACAATCGATGGGCGATGAGATTTAGGCTCACGGATAACGATGGTTGAAGCACGGCGGATTTGAACTTCCTGTTTTTCTGCAGGAGCTCCATATCTTCGCTTCATAATAACAAAACACAGAGTAATCATTGTGAAGAGACCAAAGATGGCCGAGAGACCTATCGCTGCTGCTTGTCCATTACCGATTGTTGTGCTCTCAACAGGAATATATACATTTTCAGTAGTGTTTACATAAATATAGACAGGCTTCACAGTGTGTGTTGAAGTAGATGTGGAAGTTCCAGATGCAGAGGCTGTTGCTGTTTTTGAAATCATTGATGTAGGTGTAGGTTTTGATGAGCTAGAGGATGTGGCAGATGAAGATGGTGAAGAGCTTATTGATGGAGATTGTGATACCGAGGCCGTTTCGCTAGTGGAGGGGCTTGCCGTGGCTGATACAGACGCAGAGGGGCTAGAAGAGAGTGTAAGAGTTGCCGTGGCAGATACTGACGCGGATGGGCTAGAAGAGGAACTGGGGCTTGCCGTGGCTGATACAGACGCAGTAGAAGAGCGGGTTGGTACAGAGCTGAATGTTGAGGTTGGTGTAGCAGGAGGGCCAATCTGGCAGTAGAATGTCTCTTGTGTTGAGAAAAGGCCATTCACGATTTGGCATCCATAACCGGGACCCTTGAGATGGCATGTATTTGCATTAATAATATCCCAAGAGCCGAGTGAACTACAGATTGCTCCTGTGTTTGCTTGAATATAGGAGCAATCGGGAGTTGAGAGACCCGCTGGAGCACCTGTGGTTCTATGGACGAGACTGGCGAAAGAACTGCACTGCTGGGCTGCGGTGAGGCTAATAAACGCAGTGAAGGTGGCAAATGAGAGTAACATTCTATTTGGGTTTAAGAGTTTAACGAAATTTAGAAGTAATGGATAGAAACGATATTGCCTATGTTATTAACACAACTCCCAAGTATTACTATCTTCTTCCACTTCATATTGGTCTCATCCACCGATATGCTCGAAATCTTAAATGGGACATTTTAATCGCCACCGAAGATCCTGGACATCCCGTTATTCAACAAATGTTAAGTAAATATAACGTGAAGATTGTGATTTTAGATGATAAGGATTCGGGTTTCCTGGCATCTCGTGCTGCAACAATGCAGATTTTATCTAAAAGTCAAGTATTCTCTACGAGTTATAAATATGTAATCCCTATGCAAGAGGACTTTTTACTAGAGCGCTTTCCAGATTTTATGGCTATTCAAGAGAGTTTCGATATACTTGATAAAGATCCTGCAGTTCAGAGTATTCGCTGGATGCCATGTCCTGGACCTGCCGCAGCAGATGAGAACTATTCGGACCGATGGAAGATTTTAGACGCATCTCGGGATGAATATTTATTCACCTACCAAATGTGTGTTTGGAGAATGCAGTCTTTGACTACGTGGTACACTCGTCTTTGGGAGCAGTTTGATATTGATAATCCTGGACCTTTGACAGAAGAGAGTAGGCGAATTCTGGAGATTCGGGCAAACTATGCGGAAAATCATCATGGACAGCTCTATTTTAAAGAGTGGCTCATGAGCGATGGGGAAAAACACTTGGCGTGGATTCGTATACATAAGCATCCAAATGCTGTGTATATGAGTCCGTGGCCATATCGTCCTACCGCAGTTGTAGGAGGTAAGCTTGAAGAGTGGGCGATTGAGCTTGGAAGGAGGGAGGGATTTCCTATTGTGACTAATCGCCAATAATTGTTATATATGCCATATTTTGTCTTGATGTATAAGATGTTATTTGGTGAGAAGAGATACCTGCGCGAGTATAGAGAAAACTACTAGCAGGCCATACTGCAGGATTTGCATTTGAATATCCAGCAATCATATTTGGAAAATAATGATATACTGTGTAGTTACTTTGATAGTGCGTTGAGATATAGTTCTTCGGAATATCTATTCTTAGCCGACCATAGATTGGATTTTGAGTGATGTTTTGGTTTCCAGCATAAAATAAATCTTCTACTGTGGTTCCTGGAACAGTCTCACCGCCTCCATAACTCAAGAATGTAGAGAATCCAATTGCGAAGTTTGCTGTTGCTGCAACTCCTAGAGTGCTGTTTGGAGACAAGAGAAATGTGGGTGTATAATCAATCGTAATGGATGTGCTATTATTTCTCTCAATAATGGTTGAATAAGGTGACATGTTAAAGCTAAGACTGCTAATAAATGCATCGCCTGTATATACGTTTGTAGGATTCTCAGTCAGATCAAATCTATATAGATATCCAGATCCAGGAGGTCTCTCAATATTGTTTGAGGTTGAAATAACATTACCTCCACGAAGACCTAGAGGTGTGTAAGGAAAACCAATACTACTTCGTAATGTGGAAGGTGCGGCAGCAATAGGAGGGCCTCCATTCAGAGGTGTATAGTTTACTGTCCATGTACCCGTGTAAGGTGTAGAAAGATAGTTGAGTATATTACCTTGTCTCAAAAACGCGTTGGATGAACTGAGAAGAAGACTGCTGCGATAGTGATAAGGTATAGTAGTTGATAAAGTTCGAAGAGCGGCTACCTCTCCACTTAGCGATAAATAACCCTCACTTGTGAATGTACTAATACTAAAGAAGACTGCGCGCTGGGGGGAAGTTACACTGGACAGTTGAATATCGCGTACACCTAAGAAGCGGATAGTGGAGTTCACACTATCTATATTGAGTTCATCGTAGAAGGTTGATGTATTGTAAGGTATTATTCGAAAACTAGATATAAATGTAGAAAATGGGAAATCAATACTTGAAATACACGATGAGTTGAGGGTTGAATAGAAGGTTGAAAAGGGTCGGCTTCGGTTTATGTAATCTGTATTGATTGTCGAGACGCCTGGAGATACCAGAAACTTTATTGGATTCGTATTCAAATACAGTGTCTGCTGGGGGGAACAAATAGAGGGATAAATCATCCAGCTGGTGGTTGAAAGATTTATCGTAGAATAAAGGGTGGAGTATTTGGCATTATTAATCCATGCATCTAGAGGGGTCATATTGGAGCCTGTATTTATATCGTAAAGAGCCTGATATGCTTTTGCGTAGACAATTGATTCGTATGCATTCGTGGGGCTGCTCTGGATTCCAATACCCTGACCACCTGTGAGATAGAATACATTGTTGAGTGAGAGATCCCATTGAATTACAGAAACATCTGTGGAGACATAGTTCAGCGTGTAAGTGCCGAGACTGCTTGGATGCACCCAACGAGTTCCACCACGTCCATCTGCCGTAAGCGCTAGTGTGCTTTGAATATTCGTATTATTAGACCCTCTAGCATAGATGCTACGAAGTGTTATATTGTCTGTGTCAATAGTTCTGCGAGAACTAGCCGCCATCTAAGGAGGGTTGAGGAAAACACAAGCCGTTTGTTGCCGCAATTTAGTCCTTATTGAAAATCGTCAAGAAGAGGGAGTTCTGGAGGGGTGTGCGAATATGGCAAGTGCTATTTGACGTCTGATTAATACCATTTACATAGAGCGATGCTGTTGAAAGACGATGATAGAGTGTGTAGTTGCTGACGCCGTTTGATGCAATAAAGCCAGGGTCTAGACGCATACGCATATATTTGGAATATACGTTCGAATAATACGCATCAGCTCCTGATGAATACTGGTTCCAGCTCATATGGTCACTGAAAGTTGCACAGTTGACTATACTTCCATCTTTGTATTGGAGGTAGGTGGAAATATTTTGAGGAGCTACATTTGCTGCGGTCGCCATCGGGAAAAGAAGAACAGGATTGTATTCTAAGTTAATATCTGTTCGCGTTGAACGTATACTGCTTGTAAGATCTTTGAAACTGAATTCTACTGTGCTTAGGAGGAGTTCTCCATTCGCATTAAAAGTGAATTTGGTACTATCTCCGCGTTTTCCTGTATAACCTATGGAACTCACTATGTTTACTCTGGGAGCAAAATAGGAGAGAAACGAAGAGGTCATGGTGGTGGACATCGTAGAGAGGGAGTTTTGTGTTAGTATAACTGAGGAGGCCGCAACTGAACTATTTAGCCAGAGGAGGTTCGAGGTGGTACTTTGCAAACTGATGGAGCTCACCGCAAAAGCATTTAGACTTGATAATGTACTAGTAACCTGTGTATAAGTGAGAGTACTATAGAAGGATGAATAACCGGTCGTTGTGCTGGTGAGTTGGTTATAAATGAATGTTGAGAGGGTTGACTGGTTTACCTGATAAAAATAGCTGGAGAGGGTTGATATATTGAAATGTGTATAAGTAGAGAGAGATGAATAGAGTGTTGAAAGAGTTGATATATTTTTCGTTGTATAGGTGGAGAGGGCCAGGTAGGTTGAAGAGATCTGATAGGATGAGAGTTGCTGACCTACACTTGTTGAGAGGGAAGTTATACCTGTTGAGAAATCTGCCTTATTCACGTAAAGACCGTTGGCTGTTCCAATCATGGTATTGCTCAGTGTATAGACGGTTCCACTGAGATCTGAATAGCCTTGTGCAGAATAGCCGTTGATTCCAACATAGATGGCGTTTGTAGGTTGGTCTGCATAGAGATTGATGTCGCCAATACCATAGAAGGTGAGAGTGGAGAAGGTTGGAGTTATAGGTAGAGGGATGCCTAATAGGGGCCCAAGATTGCTTGTAAATGTGGAAGTATTCTGGATTACATTGACGGTTTTGAGGCCTGCATTAAAATAGACAGTCTGTGTGGTTGTATCCGTTGAAAGCTGGAGACCTCCAAGAGATGAAAGTGTAAGAGTGGGTGTTACAAAGCCGTCTGTAAATGCATTAATAGAGGAGAGTCCAGTGACAGCGATTGTCTGAAATGCTTTTGCATAGACATAACTGGCGTTTGACCCGGGACCTGCGTCAAGAAAGCCGATACCGTTGCCACTAAGCATCGTGAATGTCTGAGATGTGCGATTTGCCCTATATGTATTGGAATTAACGACGATTTGCTGGAATGTTGGATATGTTCCTACCGAGCTAATAAGGGACCAGTAGGTTCCTCCTAGACCGTCGCTTACAAGTACCGATGTAGAGGGGATGATTGAGTTTCGTTCACCTCTGGCATTCACCTTGCGGAGCGTAATTAAATCTATATCCAGTGTTTTACGACTTGACGCCATCTACTGTCTAGAGGGTTTTTACACGGGCCAGTTCTGCGCGTTATGGATAAGGAGGCTTATCGCATTCGTAGGCGGTGTATAGTTGGTCCACATGGTTGTAGTATATAGATTCAAGTCGCAGTCGGTTGTATAACGTGATGGAAGAACCGAGCCGCCGAGAGGATTGAATACATTGATGCGTGCTTTTGAGTTGTCAACATACATGATGCTTGAATGAAAATGTCGCAGTATATAGGGTTTTGTACTGTGGGAAAATAAATATCCTGTACTTATTTCGAAACGCATTGTTCTGTTATAGACATCAGTAGGATTCATAAAATCTGTGAAGGCAGCGTTAGGAACCAGATAGTTATCATAACATAAGAATGTTGATACTTGATATGCATTTGTTGAGGTATTAGGACTATTAATCGTATTGAATGAATAGCAAGGAGAATAGTCTAAGAAAATGCGAGAAGAGGATGTTAGATACTTTGTAAAAGAGCTGAGAGATAGCTCACAAGTAGATAAGAGTGTATCATAACTTGTTCCTTTTGCCGTCTGAATGGAAGAATAGAGTGTGTATTGAGGGGTTGATAAAATATCTATATAAATATGGGTACTCATTGTGAAGTTTTTAAAAGTACTTGTCATGAGTGTTGAAAAGGTGCTTGTCTGAATACCCAGATTTGTTGAAATATAAGAACGTGATCCTAATATTGTGGAACCCACATTTACAGTTGTGCTGACGAGATTTGAACCCGTGATTCGTATTAAATACGAGGCCATAATCTGTGATGACATATAGTTTGACATGTCTTGGAGAATAGATACGAAGTTTTTGACAGTGGTTTGTTTACTTGTTATATAAAAGGTTTGGCCAAAAATGGAGTTTGTGGAGGCAATCGTCTCTGGTTCCATTTGATTATACAACTGTGTTGAGAGGGTTGAAACGGACCCATATATATTCTCATAGAACTTGGATGCGACAGTTGAAAATGTTGAAATGTTGCGATTGATAGACGTGCTGATTTGCGAAGTTGATGCGTAAAAAGACGAGGTATTTGAGCCGAGAAATGTGGAAAGACTTCGCATACCTGTGGAATAGTTTGCGAAAGTTACGCATGAACTTAGAAGTGTTGAAGCAAATGCGCCAGTGACAGTGCTCGCTGTTTCTCTGATATTACCAATACCTGAGCTTGTGAATGAACTGATACCGATACCGATTGTAAAGTTCCCGAGTTGCTGGTTATTCGTGCTTAGAATCATGGAGTTGCTACCAATAAAGTTAATCGTTGAAATGGCGTCATTGAGTGGGAGATTTGCATTGCTTGTTTTGAAGAAGGGGTAGCGTATTTCATAAGTAAGTGTGTTTGTGCTTGTATTAGTTGTAAAGAGGGTATTACCAAGAGAGGATAAACGAAGAGTTGAGAAAGCGATCGCATTCTGTCCAGCGCTTATGGTGCTGAGTCCAGGAACTTTGATTTCAGAAAACATATCCCCTTTCAGTTGTGTTTGATTGACTCCTGTGGGAATAAACTGAACTCCAGTTCCTGCAAGAAACGTCATGCTGTTGTAAGAGGCATCTGCGATATACTGGCGAGAAGGGAGAGAGAATATGGTAAATCCGCTGACATATGCCATCGGTGATGAGATTGTTGACCAGTATGTGCCACCCACACCGTCCGCTGTAAGAACAGTAAAAGGTGGAGGTGGTTCCATTGCGCGAATGGTTCTTAAAGTTATTGTATCATAGTCGGCGCTCGACCTTGTCGCCATTCTTGTTTAACGGCAGGTTTATTTTTTAAGTTAAACCATTCTGCATCGTGATAAACACGGAGTTTGTAGAAGCCATGTATATATTTACATTACTATTTGTCAATCCCCCACTTAGATTTGAGCTGAGAGCATTGACAAGACGGTGTGTAAGCACATATTCTTCGTCGTAGTTTCCATAAATATTTGTTGCATTCAAAGCCATTTTTAGAGGTGTCTGGAAAGAGTTTGACATTCCTGACGTGAATCCTGATGCGACCATCCAAGAGTTGTTGGTTGTATCGAGCATAGGGGAGCCTTTATAGGTCAAGAAGGTGCTGAGTGGAAGTACAGTCGTGTTATTCGTCAGATTCATGTAACAAAAGAGGAAGTTTGGATATACGTCTACGGTGATTTTAGTAGTGGGCGTCAGATAGTTTGAGTGGTTTGCAAACTGGAGTTGGGCGGTTGAGAAATACATATCGCGTCCTGTTGTGGAAGCTGTATTCGGCCCATTTGTTCCTTTAAATGTGAGAGTAGAGTTGTGGAATGTACTCAGAAAACCCATATTTTGCAGGGATGAAACCGTGACATTTGCGTTATAAACGATGAGATTTCCTGCCCTATCCACATTAATGTTTCGTAGAAGTCCTTGGGTTGCGCTCAAGAAAGTCTGTGTACTTACATATCCATATGAACCAAGACCTGCAATACTGCTTTGCGATGTTAAGAAGATCCTGTCACGTGAACCTTGAAATGTACTCGTGAGGGCGGCCGTGCTTATGTAGTTGAACTTTCCTAAGCCGAGAACAGTGCTTTGAAGCTGGCTGCTGCTTATAAAACCACCAGTGGCAAATCCTGCAAGACTGCTGGTGAGTTGGCTTGTACTGATATATCCGAATGTGGCGAGACCTACATTTGTACTTGTCATGATAGTTGATAAATCATAGTGTGAGTTGAAGAGGTTAATAACTGTCTGTGAAAGTCCGGATGAGCTTACATATCCATATGTTCCTAGACCTACGAGCGTGCTTTGTAGAGTAGCAGTTGATACATATCCAAGTGTACCGAGACCTCTAGTTGTGCTGAAAAGCATAGGGCCCGTTATAGAGCCCGGTATACCACCTGCAGCGATATCGGTTGAAAGACTACTGAAACCGGTTCCTTCAATCGTAGACATAGACGTGATTGAGTTGGAGAAGCTATTGATGGTTGAAGGCATATATCCAATACCGCCTCCAGTAATGGCTGAATAGGATGCCATGTTTGTGAAGATGTCTTCCCACATGAGCCCAGCATTTCCATCCGTTGTTAAGAGATACTTTGCAGGGATAGGAAGGTTTGTGTTTGAATCAATCGCGAAAAGACTCCGGAGAATGAGTAAATCTGTGTCTAGAGAGCGACCGTTCAAGGAGAAGGGGTCCATACTATCGTGAGCTACTAATTCATTTGGAGGGTCTAAACTCGTAAATTGATACTTAATGTTAGTATGACGGGAGGTGGTGGTCTTCTACAACTCGTAGCACAGGGAAAACAAGATGTTTTCATTACTGGAAATCCTCAAATCACATGGTTTAAGATGGTATATAGACGATATACAAACTTTTCAATTGAATCACAAGCTATGTATTTTGACGGCGATCCTGATTTCGGTAAGCGACTTAGCTGTCTAGTTCCAAGGCGGGGTGACTTGCTAGGGCCTATCATTTTGGAAGTGACTCTTCCACAACTTTACCATACGGATGGGTCACGCGCCTCCTATTGTAATAGTATCGGCCACGCACTCATCGAGGAAATCAGTCTTGAGATTGGAGAGCAGGAGATTGATAAACAGACGGGCGAATGGATGGAAATCTGGTCTTCACTCACTACAACTACGAATCAGAAGGATGGATTCTACGACATGATCGGAAAGGTGGATGCTTACACGACACCTGATTTGGGTGAAACGAAACTCTATATTCCTCTGCGCTTCTGGTTCAATCGTAATCCTGGATTATTTTTGCCGATTCTTGCGCTTCAGTATCATCCTATTCGTATTAATGTCAGACTCCGCCCTCTCCAGCAGCTGTTTTACAGTACTGCTTTGGTGGCTAACTGTAATACAACACAGGTGACCCCTGCAAAGATTAGGCAGATGCAGTTATGGGGCGACTATGTATATCTCGACGTGGAAGAACGCAGACGTTTTGTCAGCAGCACGCATGAATACTTGATTGAGCAGGTTCAATATACACCGAAAGTGTCTATTCCTTCTGGAAATACGACGGCCAGCATACCGATTGAGTTTAATCATCCATGCAAGGAGTTCATCTGGGTTCTTCAACGCGATATTATGTCGCAGTATCACGAGTGGTTTAACTTCAGCAGTTTGGCAACTCATGAAGAGGGTATACGTGCTGATCTCTTGTCTACGGCATATATCCAGTTGGATGGTCAGGATCGCTTTGAGGCGCGAGATGCCGGATACTTCCGTCTTGTCCAGCCATTCCAATATCACACAAATATACCAAACGATGAGTTTATCTATGTCTACAGCTTTGCCCTTCGGCCTGAGGACCAACAGCCTAGTGGAAGTATGAACGCATCCCGTATTGACAATATTACCATGATTGCAGGCATAACACCGGATGCGAATCTGTCACCCACTCGTGGTAACGGAACGATTCGTATCTATGCCGTCAACCACAACGTCTTGCGAATCGTGAATGGATTTGGTGGAGTGATTTTTACAGTCTAATAGAGTGCTTTTTTGAGCTTTCTTAAAAGCATACTTACCGATAGGGATGTCGGCCGCATTAGATTTAAAGATTCCGGTCTGGCTATATCGTGTTATTGCCATTTTTCCAGCAACTGGCATGGTAGGATTAGACCATTATGCAGTCGGTTCAACACAGACAGCCTTTGCGAAAGGTCTTGTTAATCTCATTACCTTTGGCTCATGGTATATATATGATATTCTTCAAAGTCTTGATGGTCCTCAAATCGCAGAGAAGGGTCTGAGATTCCCTTTTTATGAAGGAGGGAGTATTGGAGCTGGCCGACTTGCCACCGATATGACCGGTTTAGGAAAGGGTGGTGAAAACTTACTGAATGTTTTATTTACTTCGGCGGCGGCTCTATTGTGTGGAATCGCCATGATATTTGAGAATAAGCCACCTCCTGTTGGTGATGTTGCAAAGGCGGCAAAGACTGTCTTTGGTGGTGCGACTGTAGGTTTGGCTGGATATACCGCATATGGTGCTTTTAAAGGAGCAGCAACACTGGCAGTTCCTCTTTCAGCTGCCTCTGGGATTAAAATGCCTGCAGGTGTTCCATCTGTAGATAAACTCGCAAAGATGGTGGGTGGAGGTGCTGATGAGCCGATTACAAAGGCTGTGAGCGGTGATTTTATAGCGCTGGGTCTTCTTTTCCTTTTCGCAGCCTCTGGATTCGCGCTGTCGGCGATAAGGTCTAGAGGGGTCTAAAAGTTTGATAATTCTATTTGATAGAATGGAATACCTTGATGATCATCAGGAGTTTGAGCGTTTGATTGGTCGCACCATTGAAGACGACGGTATTGTTGCTGCAAATGCTCCTTTAGCGCAGCCCACTAAGAAAGGTGCAGTATCCGGTTCCACTATCGTATATTTCACTACAACATGGTGTGGACCCTGCAAACGTATCGGCCCTGGTGTTGCTGAGATAGTTGCTAGAAATCCCCAAATCAGGTGGTTGAAATGCGATGTTGACCGAAATAATTACACAGGTGGCTTCTGTAATATAAAATCCATCCCTACCTTTCTGGCGATTCATAATACTAAGATTCTTGGACAGGTTCAGGTGTCCGACGCAGACAGGCTCGCTGAGTGGATAGAGCAAATATTTCCCAAGACATCATAACGTCGTGATTTATTTCTAAGGAAGCCATTGCTTCCTTAGAAATAATATCCTACGACTATCTTGGTGATGGATATTATTTTTAACGGAGCTCTTTGAGCTTCGTTAAAAATAACTCTCACCGGTAGAATGGCGTGTGATATACTTATAGTTGGGGCAGGCCTATCAGGCCTCTATTGTGCTCGAGAGATTCTCAAACACAATCCTAAACAAAATGTTTTAGTCTGTGAAAAATATAAGAGGGTGGGTGGACGCTCCATTACATTTCACAAGGAAGGTATGCAGTGGGAGATTGGTGCTGGGCGTATTTCAGATTCGCACGACATGCTTCATGCGCTTATCAAGGAATATAAACTACATACTATTCCTATCAAGAGTGGTATTCAATATAGAGAAACAGGGGCGGCAGACTATGAAGAAAATCGGTTTGAGCCTGCGATTGATGTCGTTCTTGGACCTCTTCGTATGTTACCACCTAGCGTCTTGGGAACTCACACGCTGAAAGAGATCTTGATTAAAGTACATGGAAAGACCGAGACGCAGAAATGGATGGACCGTTTTCCTTATCATGCGGAAGTGGTTGTCATGCGAGCAGACATGGCTTTGCGAGAGTTCTTTCAAGAGATGAAATCGCATGAAGGATATTCTGTGTGTAAAGAGGGTTTGAGTGCTCTTGCTGAGGCGCTTGTATCGGATATAAGAGAGCGTGGGGGCATAGTTCGTACAGAGTGCGAGCTAATAGATGTTTCAAAAGACTCCACTGCGAAATTCTATTTGGGTTCATGGAAGGGTGGAAAGACTAGGCCTATCATAGAAATCGCTGCTAATAAGATTATTCTTGCACTTCATGCAACGGCTCTAAGAAAGTTGCCCATGCTCCGCAACTGGGAGCCTCTCAAACACATTAGCATGTCACCACTTTTGCGTATTTATGCAGTCTTTCCTAAGACCTGGTTCAAAGGCTTGGGGCGCGTTGTGACAACCTCACCCATTCGCTACTTCTTGCCTATAAATGAGAGCTCTGGAACTGCGATGATTTCCTACACTGATAATGTATTTGCCGAGCACTATATGAAAATATTAGATGCGAAAGGAGATAAGTTTTTAGAGAAGCAAGTGATTGCGGATCTACGCGAGTTATTCCCAGAGAAGGATATACCTGATCCCACATTCTTCAAGGCGCATCCTTGGACAGATGGTGTTAGCTACTGGCTACCTGGAGATTATAAGCCTGAAGACGTTAGTAAAGCAGTGATGAATCCCTTTCCTAATATTTATGTATGTGGGGAAAGTTTCAGTCTACGACAAGGCTGGATAGAAGGCGCGTTAGAAAATGCGGAGATTCTTTTACGTAGCCATTTTAGATAATGCCCGCTTCGGAAGCAAAACCACGCATAACAAAATACATGATTCATGATAACGGTGGCCGACCTTTCATAGTTGATGACATAAAGTCAGAGAATAATGTGACGGTCTATAAAACGAAAGTTGTTGATAAGGATGCTGATATATGGGAGTATGAAAGAGCTAATAGGATTCTTAGAACGCCTTATGAGCGAATCTTTATCGGTGACAACCTGATGAAGGACCCTAACTATGCAGAGATGGGGTGGGCAAAGGGAAACTCGCTGCTTCTAGAGATTAGCGACAAGCACTACATCCATATTGGTGATTGTGTATTCTCTTTTGACACTGTGGATGACGATGTAATTGTAAAATATTATTCACCAGTTGGCAACAGTGATGTACCCTATCCTTATGCTGTTGGCAAGAATTATGTCTATTTTATGTGGGACAAATCCTATTACCCGATTGAGCTCTTTGATTTGAAGAAAGATGCGACTGAACAAATGATTCGCTATACATCCAGACCTATCAGAGAGAAGGGTGATGAATATATGGACATGCGAAAGGAGTTTGCGAAGCATGGTAAAAAACTCAAGCTGAAGATGATCCAAAAGCGGTATTTCTAAAGTGTAGGTAGTAGATAGTAATGAACTCACACGTGATATTATCGATTGCACATATCGCATTAGTAGTTCCACTATTTTTATACGTTGCTTTCTCTAGGGCTGCGACACCTGACTGGCTTTATTGGGTTCTCTTCGCGGTAGGTCTCGTAGTGTTGATTGTTCACTCAGCGAAAGCAGCCTATCGTTATATTTCACAGTCTAGCTATCTGTGGGTGAATCTACTTCATGTTCTTTTGATCGCACCTCTCCTTATCTATATCGGATATTATGGTAAAAAGACACCTCGTCCGGCATATGAGCTATTAGCTATGGCTGGATTTGCAGCAGCTGGTTACCATCTTTACAATATCTTGTTACAGGTTCAAGTGTTTCAAGAATAATGTATCTATTATGCTAATATACCACGAAGTTGAGTTGCTTTTGTTGTATCGGTAAGTGATATACAATGAGCAGCATGATACTGAAATGCAGTATTTGATTGAAATGATTTCTTACACCTTTTACAATCAAGTGTAGTATCTGTCTCTACCATAAGATTTGTAGTTTCAGTAATACAATGCTTTCTCATGAAATGAATAAGACGATTACCATTCGCCAACGTCTGAAATGTGCAGCGATCGACTGGACATTTTAGAAGAGGAATAGTGCGTTCTACCTTGAGAGTAGGATGCTTTGCAGCGACATGAAGTTCAAGACGCTGCCTAGAAATACACTTATATTCACAAGTTTCTAAGGGACACTGGTGTGGAAGATCGCCTTCACACTTCCTGCGATGCATATTCATCGTGGAGGGTAGACGTTTCTTTACGCCACAGTGTGGGCATATATATTGACCAGCTTCATCCCTTTCGTATGTAAAAGTCATTGTACTTAGCTAGGGGTTCGCGGTCACTTCAATTTTATCATAATCTTGCCTATCTAAAAATGGAACAACAAAAAGCATAGATATGATTACGATTGTCACTATGGTAATAGGGGCTGACTTTAAGAAAGGACTTTCTGCGGCTCTAGATTCAAAGCGGGCCTATGCAGCTCGTCATGGATATACTTATATCGAAGGGGGAGAGGAGTTCTGGGACAGGACTAAGCCTATTCCATGGACAAAGATTCCGTTTTTGCTAGATGTATTTTCCAAGTTGCCTGAAGGTGCTCTTGTATGGCTGTCAGATGCAGATGTCTTGATTACAAATCCTTCGTTGCGTGTGGAAGATCAGATGGGCTCTTTACTTCCTCCTGGTAAAGACATGCTTCTCTGTATTGATGCTTGTGCGCATATCAATTCTGGCAATGTCCTCATGCGCAATACAGCGTGGATGAGAGATTATTGGCGACGTGTAGGTGAGCAAACGGATCTGACTTTTCATATTTGGTGGGAGAATGCGGCGATGATTAAGCTGCTTGAGACAGTTCCAAGCGACCTGGCTCATACTGAGATTACCTCGCAGCACAAGAGATTCAACGCATATCTGCGTGGTGTTCCTGGACAGCCTTTATGGGAGCCCGGTGATTTTCTTGTTCATTTTGCTGGAGTTTATAATCCGAAGCAGATGGCAGCGCTGATTGACGAGATTGGGAGGGGCGGAGTTCCCAGGCTTTCGATGTAATGTCATGAATTATCTTATGACAAAAGTATAGGATGGTCAAGAATACCACAAGAAAAAGAACTAAGATTCCTGCTGCAGTTGTTCTGGTCTTCATGTCTGAAAACCCCCAACATCTACCCCCACTTGAAAACTACGGAGATTTGACAGTAGAAGAGGTAATCTATGATGTTCGCCTTATTTTATGGCACACCGCCTCTAGGTTGAAACGATATGTGAAGCTGGCAAAAGAGCGGGAAGTCCCTGCTATTTCTGAAAGAACTTTGATAGAGCTGGTGAAGGCTACGACACAGAAGAAGTATAGGGAACGTGAATCGCCACCGTTTGGTGCTGGTCCACTATGCGGAGCTGTGCTGAAGGGAAATGATAAGGAGCTCTATGTGAGTGAGAAGAGAGGAAGGGCATGTGCCTGGACTAAGGCGACAATACAATAAAATCTCGCGTATAAATATAAATGAACGTTACTCGCAAGAACCGTGTACAAGATGGAGGTATGGTGACAGTCGGCAGCGCAGCACAGGTTTTCCACGGAACAGCCAAGCACACGTCCGGTGGGCTCAAGAAGAAGGACTTGATGAAGACCAAGGCTGGACGCATTGTCAGCAAGAAGAAGCACGCAGCTGGCTTGAAGGCTATCAAGCGATTACGTAAGCTCGGATATGTCGCCAAGAAGGGCACATTCAAGTTGTTTAAACGTGTTTAAAGAGCGCAGCGATGAAAGAGATCAAGTTGTTTAAACGTGTTTAAAGAGCGCCTACCTAATATCGCGCATGAACCAGCCAATCCCCGATTTCGTGTAAAAGAGCGCTCATATCTACAGGAGTCATCGACGTCCCTTGTTGTGTAGCCTCTTCTGAATCATACCAATATACAGACCCAATCTTATCCGATTCTCCTATGGAGGACCAGACAAGACCTACCTGTGATGCTTTGAGTTCACGAAGTACAGATGATAGATTGAGCGCCTGAAGTGTATGAGATCCTAGACGTGGCATGAGGCCCTCTTCTATCTTTGCTTGCTCGGACGTAGTATGCCAAAAAATGGCCGACCACTGGAGTTTCGGCGTCTGTGTGCTGGCTGCAATAAATGTAATCTCAGGTGAGCTCACTGCATTTAAAACTGCAAGAGGTGGCTCATCACCTATCCATACAACTCGCATCGGCTTCGCGGCATTCTGTATGTAAGTGAGTGCAAGACGGAGATCCTGTGTTTCTTTTACACGGAATGTCGCATCCCACTGAATCTTATTCGTCCACATCATCGGAATCTCCTTTGGATTCTGGATAACAAGAACTTTACGGCCACGATTCAAGAGTTCCTCTTCTAATACGGCAAGACGGCCTTGCACTTGTTGTCCGAGAGTTTCAGCCGGTCCACAGACCCACAGCCGTTGTCCTTTGAGCGACTCCGCGAATCCTTCAAGTCTTATGACAGATTCGTTCATCTATGTTTTCATGTGCGTTTCTTTAGGATTTATTTACGCATAACTGAAGTTTTTTTACTTTTTCGTAACACCAAAAGCAGCACCTATACCTATTAGAATAATAATCATAATAATGGAAAGAACCAGACTGATACGAAAACAGACTGGATATTTTTTATAGAAGGGTGTACGTAGTTCCATAACAGTAATCTCTAAGTTTGCAATGCGTTCATTCATTTTCTCAAAGTCAATCGCTGTAAAGGATATTTTTTCCATGATGTGTATCTAAGATTTATGTAAAAAAGATTCACTTCAAATTTAATCTATATAAATAATAGATGAAGGAATTTTATATTTTAGAAGGATCCGCATTAGAATTGTTTAAAAATAAGTTTGAGTTGATTCGGAACTTAATCGATATGCAAGATAACCAGGATTCTTTGACTTTTGATTTGGAATGGCTTATAGATCCTCTTCATAAAATGCTCTTTGTAGATTTGGCCGAGGGACGGGCTATTGGTAAGATGGATAACAATAACAAGCTACATTTATTCAAGCCATACACTCGCAATACTATTGAAAGTTTCATAACCTATATGGGCTACGGTAGACCAGGTATGGGTACAGTTTATACTACACGAAACAGAGCAACACCTGAGCAGGCGAAAGAATCTTATAATAAGGCTCTGAAGGCTATGATAGAAGAGTTCAAAGAGGACTTTGCATACAATGCTCCACAAGCCAGACTTGGACATGGTAATGGAAAACCTAGAGCTGCACCTATTGCTCTTGATTTAAGAAACAATATGAACTGGAGATTCAATAATATGAATTCAGAGTCTGAATATGAATCTGAAAATGAAAATAAAGGCCCCAATATACGTATTAATAATAATATTGCATTGTATGGCAAAGCTTCTGGAAAAAAGACAGCTAAGAATCTACGAAAGGGTTTGCCTAAGAATATGCGAACAAGAAAGATAAAGAACTGGACACGCAATAAGAATAATATGAACTAATAGATGGTAAGTCCTGCGAAGTTTATATCAATCGTGATTCTCATAGCAATATTAGATCTTCCATGGCTTCTAGTTTCCAGCACATTTGCATCATCAATGGTGCGTAAGATTCAAGGCGAGGAACTCAAGCTGAAGGTGGCCCCAGCCATCGTGGTGTATATCGCATTGGCCTATTTGGCGCTTATACCCAAGACGGCGTTGGAAGCTTTTTTGCTGGGTCTCTCCGTCTACGCAGTCTATGATTTCACCAACTTGGCGACACTTGCAAACTACGACTGGCGGTTTGCAGTTGCCGATTCTCTGTGGGGTGGAGTTCTTTTTGTGATTGTTCACTATGTTCTAGATCAAATGAAAGGATTATGAGCCCATTGTAAGAGTGCTTGACGCTGTTTCGGTCTACAGGTGAGGTTACCCTTGCTGCAGTTGGCTTTGACGGCGCCAGCGTGGCGAACAAATGCTTTCCAGCGCTTGATTTGTATAGTATCAAGCTCTGGGATACGACGACCCATCCAGTAACGGCAAAACCACTGGAACCAGCCACGTTCGTCTGGATTTAGAGAAGGGTCTGATAGATTTCCGTATTGTGCAGCAATGTGCCGTCTAGTACCTGGAGGCGGAGGCGCCCAACCCTTTTTCTGCCATTCTGAGAGAGTCAGACGAGATCGGATTTGGAACAAGTTCACACTAATATTTGGAGCTTCTGGGGAAAGTTTTCCGAGAGCGGCGGCATTTATAAACCACTCAGCTGGGAACTCCAGATAACAGTCGTTCAGATATTTACCATCGAAGGCGCCGAGTGCGAGAATATCGCCTGGAGAGGAGTAAGGCTTGAAATCTGCGGCAAAATTTGTTCCAGGCTCCTCTTCCAGCGTATAGCTATAGTTTTTTACCATTTTATTGGATACCTGGATTCTATCGCCCTTGTGGAAGGATGATAGAGGGCGGCCTTTTGTTTTGAGTTCTTCTAACATGGTATCCATTTACTAGGGGTGGCGGTAAAATTGAAAGCGACTTCTTCCAGAAAGATATATATGGAGCCCGAGACATTCAAACTACAGGAGCCGCATCCGATTACGGACAAAGGACGTGAGTTTCTTGCATCACTTGATGACAGGGGAAGGGCGTTACAAACTATGATGAGCAAAAGTCTTGGCTCGTCGTATTTTGTGGAGAGGACGCATGCGTTTCGAAAGTGGACTGCTAGCGCCTTAGCGGCTGGTAAAACGGAGACATCTAAGGCACACGAGAAAAAGAGCTAGGCTCACTCTAAGACGGTAACTTCTAAGAGCATGGTTACTGGCCGATTATTCGTATTTAGCACGTTGCCAAACTCGTCTCGGAGCGAGACTTGGATACTGCGGATACGGGGGACAATGAGACCTGGTGAGATGACATTCTCGTAGGTGTCTTTATTGAGGGATTTGGTGAAATAGGAGACGGTGTCTGCGTCTGTACAATAGAGGATTGCCGAAGGACCTTGTCTCCCACCTCCCAGAACAACTGAGCGAAGATCCATCGTAGCATCGTAGTTAAAGTAAACGTAGATTCTCTGAATGGGGTTCAAATTTACGGCGTAAGGGGCTCTAAGCGTAAAAGTTGCATCACAATACACGTCGGCATCCTTGAACCCCATCATGGTTGCGGGGTTATTTCTTTTTTGCAAAGCGGGATTGTAGAGATTCAAGAAGTTGGAGCCAGTTCCAAAGAGGAAGCCGAAGGTGTTTGTGCCGTTCGACCTGACCAGGAGGATTTGCGTAATAGGGTCCACATTCACATAATAGGAGTTCACGCCGTCGGCGGCGTCTAGGAGCCCCTTGAATGCGGGTGCAAAGAGAAGAGGTGTGTAGAGACCAGGAGGGAATGTGAGGGTTTTTTGCTCGGTGCCAGTATCAAAGACGAAGGAGTTGAATGGTGCGTCAATCGTGTAGATAGGGACAGGGACAGTGCCGCCAACGATGACCATCGACGTTACATTCTTAAGAGGATAAGGTGAGATCCATTGGAAGTCGGCGGGGTTTGCATAGGCGCTGAAATCACGGTCATTACTGTTGATTTCAATACGGACAATGCGCTCTCTTTTGGTAATCGTAGTTTGCGTCTGAAGGGCTGCGCCTGCGCCTGTTGTTTGATAGGCAGTCGGGACGAGGGCTGTTATTTGGCCTCCTACCATCGGCGGCGAGGCTTTGAGTTTAGGTATGGGCGTTGTCATATGCCTCTACTACCATATGAACTAAAATTAAGGAAGCTCAAGGAGCTTCCTTAATTTTAAGATTCATCGGTTAATCTGTCGTAGGACATCTATTTCATATACTCTATACCAGCTCATCTACATCTACTCACCCTTTTCTCTAACCACTTCCAGCGGCACATCTCCATACATCGCAGCCAACTCCGAAAACGACGAGTTATACGAGCCTAAAATCTTCTTGCACCGAGAAAGTGCTATGAAATCGGTAACTGCATCATTCATACCCTTCTGCGTCATACGCGAGAGGTTTGTGGCAGGAAACCACGCACGCTCATGATATGTATCAGATATAACCTTCTTATCATTATTAGAATCAGTCGCGACAACAAAAACAGCATTAGGTGATTCCGCATTCATAGCACTTACAAAAGCATGCGTAGGTGAAAACTTCTTCGCCTTCATATGATCCCCCCTCCGAATATGGACACCAATTGCTCCAGAGTTCAAATGTGGATGACTCGGTATGAGAGAGGGAACTGGACGAAGCGCACGCAGATACCGTAGCCATCGTTCAGGATCTTTTTGATAGAATTGTCCATACGATGAAATGCGAGTTGCCTCCGCATGTATTTCCATGTCTTGGGGCGAGAGAATCATAACCGAATCCCCCTCCATCGGTCCCATATCTACGGTAACCCATCTCGGAAGAGAGGACCGCTCAAACAGTGATTCAAATCGTGCCATACACGCTGGATCATTCGCATCCCAAACTACTCGGAGGGACATGTCCCGGTCTTCAGCCCAGCAAATAGCTGATATCATAGCTCTCAATCTGTTAGCCATACCTGCCAATACATGTATCGTGAGAACCATAGCTTCCTAAAAATTAAATGTGGTGGCGGCTTAAGTATTTATATCTAAGAACTAATCACTTGGTAACGCTGAGGAACTTACATTCTATCATCGCAAACTATGCTACGCATCCTTCTTCTCGTGGAGCTTTCTACGTCATGTCTCCAGCTCGTGTTGAACGGCTACAAAGTGTGTGGTCCTTCAATCTCCCCGCCGTCAATCCCTATTACGCAGTAAAATGTAATCCCGACCCGAAACTCATTAGCATCCTACGGCAATATGGGTTCGGATTTGATTGTGCCAGTCAGCGTGAGCTTTCTCTCATGCAGAACGGCGATAATATTGTTTATGCAAATCCATGTAAATCGGACCGTGATATCGTCTATGCGAAGGAACGGGGTTCACCTTTAACAGTTATTGATTCGTGTTATGAGATTGACAAACTTGATGAAGCCTCTTATACCGGTGGCGCCCTTGTTCGTATTAGGGTGGATGATACTGGAAGTAAGATGCCCTTTGGCGCAAAGTTTGGAGCAGACATATCAAACGTGTCTGAAATAGCGGAGTACGCTAAGAAGAAGAATATAGGTCTACAGGGAATCAGTTTCCATGTAGGCTCGGAGTCAAGGAATCCTGACGCACATAAAATGGCAATCGAACTTGCTACAGAGCAATGTAAGAAGTTGCTCAGCGCAGGACATATGGCCACCATCATTGATATTGGTGGTGGGTTTGTCGCAGATAATGATTTATTCACATTACAAGCAGCGGGGATTCGCAACGCTATGCGTATGAAGAAGGATGCAGGGATTCGCTTTATCGCGGAGCCTGGCCGCTTCTTTGCAACAGAGTCACAGGATCTCTTTGTGCAGGTCATCGGAAAGAAGCCTGCTGCGAATGGAAAAAACGGATGGAGATATACATTGGATGAGAGTCTGTATGGTCAGTTCACAAATATCTTGTTTGACCACCAAGAGCCTCGGTGGGTGAGGATTCCACAGAAGGAGGGGGCCATAGGAAAAAAAAGTTCAGGCATTCTATTCGGTCGCACATGCGACAGCTTGGATGTGATTGCACGCTCAGATGATATGGAGGAGCTGGAAGTTGGAGACTGGCTCTGGTTTCCACACATGGGTGCGTATACGACTGTGACGGCCAGCGAGTTCAACGGATTTCCGAAACCGCCTGTGTTTCTGGATCAGGCCAATGAACTACCTCAGAAGAGCTCGGTCAATATGTCAAGCTCTGTTGGCATCATTAAATATGTGAAGGCTGTGAGCGCAGTTGACATGTTGTCGTAATGAATGGCCGCTAACAAAAATTGAACCCAATCTTTTTTTAGACTTATTTATCAAAAAGAAGAATGAGTTGCGCTATCTGTCTTGAAAATTATACGAAGGAGCTACGCTTAAAGGTTACATGTCCTTATTGTCCCTCCACCGCATGCCGCGGCTGTGTGCAGAGGTATCTGCTCACAACTTATGAGGATCCACACTGTCTTGGTTGCAAGAGGGGGTGGAACCGCGAGTTTATTGATCTCCACCTGACAAAGTCATTCCGCAATGGAACACTTCGCAAACACAGGGCCAAGGTGCTGATGGACCGTGAGAAGGCGATGTTGCCCGCCATGCAAATCTTCGTAGAGGCTACAAAGAACATACGCTCTCTGAGGGATCAGACTGTTGAGGTTCAGAAGGCTTTGCGTAAAAAGGAGATGGTGCGTGTCGAGATCCTCCGTAGCCGCGATGCTCTTCGCAGAAAGCTTCATGATGCTACTACTGATGAAGAGAAGGAGAAGATACTCGCTGAAATAACTACAAACTGTGAGGAGTATGGACGAAACGAAGGGTATCTTATGCGCATTCGCTTTGACAATGAGACTATTATGCGTAACATTGCACGTTCACAGAACATTCTAGAGGGTCGTGAAGAAAATGACAACCGAGCGACAGAAGTCCGTGAGTTTATTCAGCGTTGCCCTGGTGAAGGTTGCCGCGGCTATCTCTCAACGGCGTACAAATGCGGAGTCTGCGCAAAATACGCTTGCTCTGACTGCTTGGCGATCAAAGGTGATAACAGAGATTCTCCCCACACCTGTAATGAAGATGCGAAGGCGACTGCTACCATGATTCGTCGTGAGACGAAGCCGTGTCCTAAATGCGGTGTGCGCATCTTCAAGATTGATGGGTGCGATCAAATGTTCTGTACACAGTCCACTTGCCACACAGCCTTCTCTTGGAATACGGGGCGTATCGTCACAGGTGCAATCCATAATCCGCATTATTATGAGTATCTGCGCCACAGGAACGGTGGAGAAATGCCACGGGAGGCTGGAGACATTCCCTGCGGTGGTCTGCCAGCTGCCTGGCAGTTTAGTCGCGAGATTCTCCTCGTTCCTGCCTCTATACTATCAACTGAACAGAAGAACTTGATTATAGCTCTACACCGCTGCTTGACTGACATGATAGAGGTTCGTCTGCCTGATTATCCCGCACGTCAAGCGGCAGCTGCAAACAAGGACATCAACATCCACTATCTTATGAACGAGATGACAGAAGCGGATTGGCAGAAGAATCTAGAACAGAGAGAGACGCGATTTGAGAGGAAGCGAGAGATCGGTCAGATTCTCACGACCTTTGCACATGTGGGTGCAGAGTTTATTCGTGGGCTGGTGAATCATCCTGGAGCAGTAGGTGATGTAAGACTTAGATTTATCGGTCGTACATGGAATGCATCAACAGCAAAGCAGTTAGAGGATCTGCGTCTCTATACAAACAAGAGTCTAGTAGAATTGGGAAATCGGATGTGTTGCGCCATTCCACAGATTGATAGTGCCTGGAGCTATGTTCCTCTTCGCAAGAAGGGGTTGAACGAAGAAGGACCTGCACCTGCACCTGCACCAGCACCTGTTTATGGACCTGCACCTGCACCTGTTTATGGACCTGCTCCTGCACCTGCTACTGCACCTCCACGCATCCAGAATGAACAACCTCAAAATCGGTTTGAGAGGGGTGATTACGCAGAAGACGATGCGGTTGTTGTAGAGTAGGTCTAAAAACAAATGACAGTAAACTAAAAAGAATGAGTTTGATAAATAAAATCCCCTGTCTCGTTATCCACAGAGATCAGGATACAGAAAGAGCACCCTCCATTTTTTATTTGGAGAAATCGCTAGGAAGAAGCATCCAGCGATTTGAGGCGATTTCAGGAGATAGTCTCATAGAACAAGGATTCCCAACTAAACATCCACGTGAGCCGAATCCTACTACTCCAGGAAACATCGGATGTACTGCCAGCCATATTGAGATATTAGAGGCGGCTATACGCAGCGACTACGAATATTGCTGTATTTTTGAAGACGATGCAGAGGTGGTTGGATCCATAGGACCCTATCTTGAAGACATTACACGACTTCCATCAGCCGATCTTATTTTTCTAGGAGTGAATGAAATCGTAGAAGGGGAGCCAACTGCGAATCCTGGAGTTCAAAAGGTACTCCGTTTCTGGGGAACACACGCAGTCATTGTAGGTCGCAAGGCGATGTTGGCCATTTTCGAGGTCTATACACAGAGCTTGAAAGATGGATATGCGCTTCCTGCAGATTGGCTCTACAGTTTTGCTATTAAGGAGAAAGGACTCGTTGCCTATGCACCCTTAGTCCCTATTATTAGACAAAGACCTGGTCTAGTGTCTTTGATTTCCGGAAATATTCGCAACTGAAAGCTCATTGGGTAAGATTCCCAGCAGCTCCTGACCCCACCGAATCGTCTGGCGGATTTTTGTGTCTGACATCCGTGTCTTGTACATGCGGAAGTCAAATATGCGCCCACTAAAAAGGTCATCACGCAGCTCATAACTGCTAGTGTTATCCGTCCAGTTAGACTTTCCTAGATAGTTGTTCGTTGTGCTCGCAGCCTGTGGGAGGAATCCGCTCGGTTGAACAAAGACCATCTCGCCATTCACATAGACGCCTATATCAGGACGTGTAGCATCCTCTGTAATCGCCGAGATGGCAATATGCACCCACTGTTTGAGAGGAATGATGGAGTTGACTTTAATATTCATCTTTCTCTGCCGACTGTCCCAGACCTCATAATGAAGAGTGGCTTTATTGGAAGTGCCTGTCGGTTTGGGCATTCGGACCGTGCTAGGTTGGAGTCGTCTCGCCTCAACTTCTTGGTCTATATTCACATACTCATCCACATTTGCGGCAGTCGTCTTCATGAATTCTTGCGGTGAAATTTCCTCAACAGGCTGTTGACCCGTCTTACCTTCAGGAAGTGTGGAACCTGTTCCGCAAAGCATGGGGCGAATCTCGGCGCCAGCTCCAACCTGTGGATCGCCCTTTCCAAGAATACCCAGAAATGTATTATTGCGGCCTGCGCCATCTCCGAAATCAAAGATGTGCGCATTGTTTGTGAATTCCTCAAAATAGACCCAGACACTGAAGGCGCGAGTTGTTCGCAGTTTAACGACTGATCCGAGTGTGAGGTCAGGTGTATCACCAATACGCATAAACTGGGCAACACCATCAAAGGTGAGTCCGTAGGTGGGCATGGGCCGGGGTGTTTCGTCAATAGCCAAGCTACCCCCTTTATAAACCTGCACAGAACCCATGTAATCAATCATGTCGTCCCTTAAACGGAGCCATACTGTGCATCCGTCGTAGAAGTTTAAGAGAATCTTAGTATTATCGGGTGGATCGGGATCCGCAACATCAGTCTCATCAAATCCGAAATCCAGCGCCTTTCGGCACATAGGCTGGTATGACCCATCCCGTGCTTTCAGAATACGACAATAAGCGGAGCGTCCATCTTTCATAATATCTCGCATGTAGTCGTCGCGGCCCAGTTTCAAGCCGTCTGCCACTGTATTTGATTTATAGACAATGGTGCTAGCCTTGTCTGTTCCTCCTAGAGCGCATGCCAAGAAAGAGAGAGATTCGTCCTTGCCTCCCTTAGGAAGAACCACGCGGCAATAATCCTGGTTTACACCAAAGCGTTGAACATCTGTGTAATCATGGAAATATCGTCCATCCATGATATATCCATCTTGCTCCTTCATAGGATTTGCAAGCGTATTTTTCGCTACAAACTGTGACATATACGAGGATGGTTTGGAATAAAAGGGCACTCCGCTTTGGATTGCTTCAAATCCCTCTGAAAGTTTATGAGGCGCAACCAACTCTAGAAAGAGGACGCCGCATAATAATAATAATCCTATCCATATACCTCCGGACATCTAACGAATGCTCTTAAAATATACTGCACCACTAAGCGTAAAAATTGGAATCAATTACCTTCTCCTCTATTGTTAAGAAATGTTGATATTCGGTCTATTGTTTCTGATACTTGATGTATCATCAGTAGTATTAACAGACGGAGGGTGTAGCTGTGCAACAACTCTTGCTGCAGCTAATGGAACAGGTGCACTCGGATGTGCAGCAAAGCTTGATTGGCTGAATCAAACCTCGCGTTGGTGTCTAACCGACAAATCAGCAGGAGTTTGTGGAAACTTCTACGAGAGCTTCGGATACGTAGACTCCTGCTCACAGGCTGGATTCCCATCTGTAAACATAGTTCCACCCCGTTATCTTGAATGGGATCAGACAGGATATACATTCTATACGGGTCAGACACTCACAATAAACTGGACGTCTAGTCAGCTCACATCATCTGAGTGGCTCAGAGTAACATATCAAGGTGTAAACTTAAGAACACTTACAACAGGCTCAGGTGTCAATATAACTGCAGGAAGCTTTTCAGCTCGTATCAGTGATAGTGGAAATTCTATTACAACATCTGTTCCAGTTCTTCTCAGCACTGTATCAACTCCTACGATTTCGGCGAATAGTGCTCAGTTGATAACGGTTCTTCAGAGCAGGATTTCATATGTATATGTCTACGATGGAGCAACTCTCGTTACAAATGGAGGCAATATACTTGTAGATGATAGGAATATAACAATCCAATGGCGAGGATTAGGAGAGGCGGGTGCAGGAGTTGCGTCTGTATCCGTAAGAAGTGGTGGTGGAACAACCGTCGGAACTGCAATAACCGGTCTTATTGCGCAAGGAAACATGACGGTCCTCTATAGACTTCCACGCACATTCACGCCTGGTGGAGGTTCATACACCGCACAAGTATCAGTACAAGGGGCTGGCGTTGGTGTTAATCCATATACACTTTCCTCATCGAACTTCGGTCTAACTGCGGCTCCTTCACAGACGCCTTCACCGAGCCAAACACCTTCCCAGACGCCCTCTCAAAGTCCAACACCTTCTCAAACACCTTCACAAACTCCATCACCCTCTCAAACTCCAACACCCTCCCTCTCATTTGGTTCATCAGCCTCAATAACACCTTCTCCAACTCCGAGTCAAACTAGAACTCCTTCTATAAGCATGACCTCTTCACCCACACTCTCTATAACACCATCTGAAACACCAACAATGTCTATATCAACAACTCCTTCAATCACAGCAACTGTTTCAAGCACTACAACACCCTCTCCGACACCTACACCTCTACCAGACCTTCTAGCGATTAGCAGAGCTGCATCACAAGAATCTATTAACTTCCTCTCTACAGTTCTAGGTGCAAGTCTTGGCGGTCTCACATTACTATGTATTGTAAGCTGTATAATCTACAGAGTAAAACAACGTAGATATTTACATGAGAAACGAATGCGCAGATTGGATGTAGCGCGTACACGTATGGAGGACAGAGCCACAGTATACGGTGTTAGTTATGTAGGAGAGACAGTTTCCTATAGTGTTCAACGACCGCAACAGAATCTATCAGCGTATCGCTCAAAACCATCAAAAATGAACCCAGTATAGATATGCTGAGAGGTGGTTCTCTTCTCGGATCGGGTACATACGGGTGTATTTTTACACCACCCCTCATATGCAAAGAGGGCCCTAAAGCGTCCAAAACAAGGCTTGGAAAAATAACGGAACCGGTTGACTTTATTATCGAAGAGACAGCTGCAAAAGTGCTCGGACCACTTAATCTCCCCTATTTTATATTACCCGACCTAGATTCATCTTGTATTCCGAATGTAAAACAACGAGAGAAAGAGATTGCAAAATGCAAGATGATTAAACAGGACTCTGACCTGGAGAAAGTTGTGCAGTTTACCATGCCCTATGGTGGAAAAACTCTCTACAGTCGCATCGTAGATTATGACTTTCTTCACGGTCGTGTGCGCTTTTTTGATATGATGCTCCAGCTTCTGGAGGCAGGGGCTTATTTGATTTCATCATCCTATGTCCACTTTGATATTTCCATTAATAATGTGGTTATAAATGATAAGGGACAAACATCACTGATAGATTTCGGCCAGAGTTTTTCATCCAAACTGATAACACCTGCGGTCCTTGATATTCGCAGAAAGGTTTATGATCCTATCTCTATGACTGAGCCGCCTGAAATCACCTTGACTCAAGCACCTGACCAAACTGTTGATAATACAGAGTATGTCGTTGAGAGAAAGACCTTATTTGCTACAGCTGAGAGAGTACTTGGAATGAAACGTGTGCAACAGGCGGCTGAACTCAGAGAGTTCTGGCAGTCTAGTCGCGCGGTAAAGAATGGAGATTGGTTAACTCTTTGGAAGTTATACTGGCCAACATTCGACAGTTGGGGTGTTGGTGGATGTCTTCTGGAAGCTCTCCAACCCCTCTTATATAATCAGGAGTTCGTTGATTCGCCAATGTGGAAGAGGCATGGTGCGACGATTAAATCTATCTTGCGTGGACTAGTACATGCAAATCCTCGTCGCCGCCTAGATTGTGTAGAGGCTCTCAAACTTTACGACCCCGATAACGCTTGGTTTGAGGTACACGGGACTTCTTGGATCGCAAGCCGCGAAGCTGCCCGCGCCTCTTCCTAGAGTGTCGTGAACCCCCTGTGGTTACACGGAGTTTGAGCTCTTCATTGGCTATCTCGCCCATCTTGTGTTGTTTTACGTTGCGAGGAACACACAAATAACCGCAGAAAACATCGTAGTTGAGAACACCGTGCGAGTTTGTCCAGTTATTATCGGCTAACTGAGGATCCCAGATAGGGTGGCCACCTGCATCCAGTTTTGTGACCGGTTTCGCACCGCCCTTCTGCGACCACCAGCCATCCGAATCCTGTCTAAGAAAATGATAGTCCTGGTCTTCATCGACGACGAGCGCTATCTTGGAACTTCCCTTAGGGCAAATCTCTTCAAACGCTGACTCTTTAATGGAGGGATTGTCGCCGAGAATACGAGCAATCATTTCGGGGCAAGTCTTGGGACGGTCCGCGTCAAATCCCAGGAAACCTGCCACGAGACCGGGCTGGTGGAAGGGAAGATTACAGTTTTTTGATGTAAGACATTTGTAGATTTGTTTCGGGTCCAGTATATTCAGCGCATACATGAAACAGTTATGCGTATCTACATGTTCCTTCTTTCCATTCCACAGCTTGGAATCGTAGTTGGGTTCGCATCCTGAGAGTGGTGCTATGCGTGGACACTTATTCTGGTGTTCTTTGCAAAAAGCACTTTTGGGTTCTGAATAATTATTACACGCGGATAGGCACTGACACCTCCCCAGACGGTCTTGATCCGCCATCTACTAAAGGTGTAGGTGTTTCTCCAGCCTCTTCTAAAATAGTGGAGAGTGTTGGCCCTCCTTGAAGAGGGTTGAGTGGTGTTACAGGGACAATAGGATTGGCTCGCGTCGTAGTTGTATTAGCTCCTTCCGCATTTCCTGCATCTTGAAGACGGTGATATTCGTCCTCAACTTCCCGCATCCGTATTTTTTCAATCATGTGGCAGAAAAAAACGTACTGATTTGCGTGGGTAGGTTGTTGACCAGGTGTATAGAAGCCACTATAACGGCCTGAAAGTCCAGCATATTGCCATCCTTCACTTATAACATGCTCTTTGTTTGTGTGCAGAAACATGTATTTTTTGTCTACTTTGAAGAGGGTTAGGAGGCCGTTGCAAGTTGTGACAAGAAGAGATGTGACCCAGGTGATCCAGTAAATCTGGTTTTCAACCGTCATATACTGAATGGAAAGGAGGGCTGGAACAACAAGAGAACCGACAGTCACAATGGTGTGGCTAACATGATAGATAATAGAGATTCTGTAGGCGCGTCTGCACATTTGTTCAACGAGAACAACATACCGCTCTTTTAGTATGTTTTTCTGAACTGTGGAAAGTTCAAGATTATCTATGACTTCACTAAACGGTGGAGGCTGTCTCCGAAAACACATCTGGTGTGTGGTGATAAAATTGAAATCCCCTAGTTAGTGGGTCTAGATACACAAATGTCTCAGTACACTCTCGCATCAACAGACTTTCTTGAATCAGACGCAGATGCGTGTAGTTCAGTTTGTTATATTGAGCAAGATGATTGGGAACGCCGTCTAACAGAATCTGCCGACATTCGCCGCCTATTTGCTGTTATTAAGTTCGGAGAGTCTCAGCGTGTTTGCGCTGTTGAGCATCTTTCTGCCAGATTCATGCCCCAGCAAATAGAAAATCCTATATTTGTTCCGCTCTGGATGATACCTGAAGGAGCGCCGATTGGAGACATGGTGGATGTGGAGTTCTTCAGTCAGGACGCATTTCCAGAGGCCAGCCGCATTGTGCTGAAACCACTGGATTCGGCGTTTTACAACACGGATGCGAAGGAAATGTTGACTGAATCTCTGAGCCGTCTTGGAGTTCTTCAGAAGGGTGATACTGTACTCCTTTGTCTAGAGGAGCTGGGTGGATATGAGATGGGATTCTACGTGAGCGAGCTGGAGCCGGCTGATATTGTCTTACTGAATGCAGAGGAGGTTGCAGTGGAGTTTGAAGAGGCGGCCGATCAATGGGATGGACGACGACCTGGAACACCTGTTCCTGAAGAGCCTGCGGTGATGGTGCCTCCTGATGTCTCAGGGACGGTTTTGGGTGGTGGTCCTGTGCGGCGGCTTCCTGATGGAAGGGCCTGGAATCCTTACCGATAAATGCGCATTTCCAAATAAAAAACTAAATATATTTATATTTTAGATGCCTCTTATAAATAATAAATCTGAAGGCGATAGAATAGAAAAACTAAAGAATAAAGTTATTTATTACAATTCTTTATTAAATAAAAATATCCAATCAGGTTCTGGTTCAAGAAATGAAGAATCAGCAAGAATACCAATTATAATGGGTTCAATCTACGGACCATGTTCTGTCACTGGAGTTGATGCGCCATTGCCAGAGTCCGCGCCTGTACCAGCACCAGCACCTGCACCAGCGCCTGCACCAAGCGATAGTGGTCTTGTAACAGAAGGTCTTCTCATACATTTTGATGCAAATGATCCTGCGAGCTACAGTGGAACTGGAACCACGTGGGTGAATATAGGAACAGGAGGAACGGATTACAATGCCACTCTCGCAGGAGGAGACGAAGAAAATATCGCACTGCCTGTCTTTGTTGATGAAGTGATTAAATCCTTCCAATTTACATTGGGCTATTTAAGTGGCGGATCTGACTATTTAAATAATAACTATATGTATTTTCCACGCCCTGAGTTAATTAGTGATGATTTCACGTGGTGTGCGTGGATTAAGACAGAGGAAGTAGGATATGGCTCAAATCACTACAATCTAATGTTTATTGTATCAACTGAAACAGGTGGTGTAAATGATGATTTTGGATTTGGAATCAATGCATACGGTAAATTATCTTATGGCGACGGCAGCATAGGTGGAACTGATATTACAATTGAAAGCAGTGTCGAGGTTAATACAGGAACTTGGACATTTGTTGCAGTTACCCGTGAAAAATCAACAGGTACTGTAGTTCTTTATATAAACGGTTATGAAGATACAACTGGAACATGTAATATAGGTAATACATTAAGTACAGCTACATATGTTTTGATTGGATCCGAAACAGATTTTCCTGGATATACATTTGGAGGAAATATTGGTGCTGTGTTAGGAAACACGAGTGTACTAACATCAGCGCAAATCTTACAAAATTTCAATGCTCAACGTGATATCTATGGTGTTTAGAGGCTCTGGCGCACAATCATCAATAATTGACCCATCCTATTTTTTCCGTTTCCATCTTGCCCTATACCCCAGTAAGAGTTTGAAGATGATTTTTCTTTGAGAGTGGCAGTGCCTGTACTTTTTAGAAGGAATGAGAGATAATCATCTTGTTCAAACTTCGCTTGGAGTGCATCCAGCATAACCATGTCTTTGGCAGATTCCCAGTCTCTGCGGAAATGAGAGGATTTTGTCTTACCGAGTTTTTTCGCCGCAGATGGTGTTAGAGCATTGCGAATAACTTCTTGAAATTTCGGATCACTTGGAAACTTCTGGGCTTGAAAATAATGCTCCACACTTGGCCATTTAAGACCTTTTAGAGTAAATGGAGACTCGTATAAATTACTGAACTCACTATATTCGAGAGTCTTTGATGAAAATTCTATTATCTTCATTTTAATACTTATATTATCTAAAAATAGCATTTAATTTTAGTATAGCCGTCTAAATATAGAGGACAATAGTATACTATAGAAATGGAGGAATATACCATTGATACTATAACCTATACAAGTCCCGATGGTTTTCAGTTTACTTTTAGTTTCACATTCATATTTGATGATATGGATTTTTAGATCCGTGCGAATTTTAAATGAGCATAATAGGATGATAGTTTATATAACTGGTGCTTCCGGTTCAGGAAAAACAACACTTTTAAAGAGTTTATCAGTTAAAGGTTATGATTTAGATGATATTTACGAAAATAATTGGAAAAAACATAAAAGGATTGATACAGTTCAAAAGGGTGTAATCAAAGATATTAATACACTATTATCTAAGAATAAAGATATTGTATTTGTTGGACTTCAGGGAAAGGATAATTTACCATTCACACCTGATGTAGTCTATATCCTTATAAGAAAAGACTATGAACAATATTATAGGGGTAAATTGGTAAGAGATTTGAACCTCTTATGTAAATATAAATCTGAGTTTGAAGAGGTATTAAAAAAAGAGCCTTTTGATGAATTCAGAAACCATTTTTGGTCAAATGATATAGTTAATATGAAATCGTTTGATGAATTCAAAAAATATGTAGATAAAATGAATAAGAGTATTCAAAAGGATTTTCCTACTGCAGAAATGCTTACTGGATCTGAAATAATGAAAAAAATAAATATGTCTAAAGTCTAAACTCCTAACTCCAAGAAAGAGATAGATGAATATTGAACTAGGCGCTGAATCTATCGTTTCAACTCTTCAGAAGGGTGAGCCCTGTCTAATCGGTCGCAACGGAACCATAGAAATACAAATGCTTTCATATGGACCTACCATGGAAGCACTCAGAAAACAGCTGGAACTCCACGCGGGTGTTTTTCCATCCACTGAAGAATCAGTTGCCGCCTGGATCACAGCATATAAGGCGGCACTCGGTTCGATCGATTCTGAGCCCATTGTTGCCGGCTGGTATGGACCTACAAAAGTTGCTGAAGAACGCATTTTAAAACAACATTGTCTTTCTGACACATACATTCCTCTCCGCAGTCTGGAGCCCTATTATGTTAGACCATCCCTTCGCTGGACGAAACTTCTAGAAGGAAAACGGGTGGCGGTTGTCAGCTCATTTGCCAAAACAATCAAGTCGCAGATTGCAAAGAGAGAGGGTGTGTGGGATCTGCATGCAAACTCACTTCTTCCAGAAACTACACAGTGGTTTCCCATTCAGACTGGCTATTCACCGGCTTTATCACAAGGACGCGCATCGTGGCCTGAGGGTATTCATACATGGCAAGAGGCAGTTGCTCATTTAACATCGAAGGTTGTGGAGTCAGGCGCAGAGATCTGTATAATCGGATGCGGTGGCCTGGGAATGATTCTGGGCGCGGAGCTGAAACGCCGAGGTCTCCAGTGTATTGTACTTGGTGGTGCAACGCAGGTTCTCTTCGGAATCAAAGGTCGTCGCTGGGCAACACACGATGTCATCTCCAAGTTCTGGACGGATGCATGGGTGTGGCCGTCTCTAGAGGAAACACCTGGAGGTGCGGAGAGTATAGAAGGTGCATGTTATTGGTCTTCGACAATAACTCACGATAATAAGTAGATGCGATATATTGGATCAGACGGTTGGAACTCTTTCTGGCACATACTCTTTGGTATTATCGCTTCCAAAATAAATATACTTGTGCCTCTTTTTATTATTTATCAGTTGCTAGACATTAATAAAAATACTGGGGTGGATATACTTGAGTTTTTCATAGGATTTGTAGTTGGACTTCTTTTATTCAGTATAAAGTTGAAAAATACTTGATGCGGAATTTAGGAACACCCGATAGAATGGACCCCCGCTGCTTCTCACACTGGCCTTGGAATCAAAAATGTGATACAGATTGTCCACAAGACATCGCCCATTCTGATATTTATCACGAGTTCTTCATCAAGAAGGACAGTGTTGTAGTGGAGATTCCCAAATGTCTCCCTGGATTCGTCTGGACAGGTGTTAGATTTACCACAAGCGAGCCTGATACAATCACCTGGTATCCTCTTGGAATCGTTCTTCCTCTTTCAACTGGTGATAATCCGCTGCTTCACACGATCTTCATCAAGTATGGTGAGTGGAATATTATTCCTATCAAGTTCACTCCTGATTATATTGAACTCCTCGGCAAGCCTATTCTTAAGTTTCAGTTCCCGTCAGCCGCGACAGGAAAAATTGAGCTTCTAGCACAGAAGCTCGAATGAGACTCCAGTATGCGAGTGACTTACATTTAGAAAGATGGGGCAAATCAACCTATGAGGAGATATTGAAACCCGCAGTTGCACCTGTACTTGTTCTTCTAGGAGATGTATGCCCTCTTAACTCTGACCATCTACACAGCTTTTTTGAGTGGTGTTCTGAGCATTGGAAGACGGTTGTTTGGATTCCCGGTGATTTAGAAGTCTGGTATTCCGGCTTTACGAATGTAGACAGGGCGGTTGCAACTATGAAACAGCGAGTAGCTTCTTTCCAGAATGTGCATGTACTCTACTGTGAGAGAATGGGGAGTGAAGATGGTGTTATTCTTCTCGGTTGTCCTCTCTGGAGAAGGCCGCGAGACGAGGTCATGCTCCATGTGACTGGAAAGATTTGGGCAAAATCAGATCCGTGTCCGGCGAACCAGGGTCTTTTTTTGAATGAATACAATCGTTGTCGTCGGTGGCTACAGGCCCAGTTAGCTGGTTATCAAATGCCTGTTGTAGTTCTAGGATATTATGCACCTCTTTCATGGTTAACTGAAGAGGAGTGGATTCAAGAGCGGTCAAGTAGTATGAATACGCCTGAGCTGGAAGTTCTACTGCGTGCTCCACTTGTAGCTTGGCTTTATGGTCACTGTCATGTTCCAAATACGGAAAACTATACTTGGACGACTACAACGGGCCAGGTAAACACAGTCTTATTGACAAGTAATCCTCGCGGATATCCCACGAAGAAGAACGAGTTCAAGATGGATGCAGTTCTTCGGATTGATCCAGCCCTTTACTTGGAAGCCGCCTCCGCCTGAATATTTTGAAAAGCCCTCTCAAATCCCTTGATTGCAGGTGCGAAGTTTGCCATCGGCATGAATGCAATCGGTCGTTTTGAGCGGATATGAGCCATAGCCTCCTCGGCAGGGATTTTTGCCGTTGCTAAGAGAAACATAGCAACGACGGCAGCGGATCGCTGCATACCTGCTGCGCAATGAACTAGAATAGTTGCGCCACCTCTATATTCTTGACATAACTTGCTGATGATTTCAAATGACCAGAGCTCCATATTACGAATCTCTTCCGTCTTGAGATTGTCATCCACAGGTACCCGATAACAACGTTTGGCAAGTCTGTTGAATGGAATGTCCTTGCTACAGTTAAAAACAGTATAAATGTTTTTTTCTTTCAAGAATGCCTCGTCCTGTGCGGCTTTAGCATTACCTAACCAAAGTCTGGGTACTATTTCATTCGCATTATCTCCGACTGGAATGACATACATTCAATCTAACCGTGTTATATAGTTAAAATTGAAAGTTTAAGCTCGTAGGTGCGATTGAGTACAATGCTGTCTCGCCATCTTTACCGTATAGATGAGGTGTCAGCGTGTTGCAAATATGCGCTGTTAAAACGGAATTATCGAGAGTCGCTCTTCTGGAGTATGGAGTTGTGTGATAGTTTGATGAGTGATAAACTCCTAGAGATTCTTCTTGATGTATGGTTTTATGGGGGCGGCTCTCATAGTCTTCTTGCCGATCTTATTACACTGATGGAGAAAGATGAGATTACAGTTGAAGAGATTCTACCCTTCGTAGGTGCCTTCTGCTGTAGTGAAAAGGATGTAAGTATTCTATATTTGCTGGCAAAAGGGACACTGGACTGGGAAAAACAACCTGATACTTTCGCCTTCTTACTGGCTGGTCAATCACCTCTTGTAGCTGCAATCAAACAGCGGAAAATCCTCTTTGCATGGACTTTGTTTCGCTGTCGCTGGGAGACGGATGCATGGGATGTTATCTTTGGTCTTTCTACGCCGAAGATGCTGGATAGTTTGAAAATTCTCAAGAAGCAGACGGGATTTATCTGGGAAAGCAGGGCGGCGGCTCTTCTTCTTGTTTGCGGTCATGGTAAATTAACACCTGTTCGATATTACATTGATCAGGGGCTTGTAGATGAATGGTCCAGTCTAGAAGGGCGTCGTGAGCGCCGTATCTTCGCGATTCGTGCTGAGGCATGTTTCGTAGGAACAAAGCGTGGTGAAATGAGCCGAGATACAAGCAATCTGGGAGAGATTCGTGAACCGCTGACGGCTCTTCATGGATCTCCATACTGGGATACTATTGCAGAGGAGTTTGGTGGCTGGAAGCCTATTTACAAGCAAGCTGCATCAAAAGAGGCATTCTATGACCTCTATTTCCCGGATGATGTACCTGATGAATGGTCATTGACTGACCAAGAGAAGAGTCATGGACGAGGCTTCTTTATAGAAGAAAATAGGGAGGCACGACACAGGATAAAATTATATGGAAAATCACCTTCACTAGGTCTTGTATCGTGGACACATGAGGCTATTCAATGCGGTCTTGATTTGAGTCTTTATGAAACTAGACAAGAGGTATGGGCTAAGATACAGAGTGGCTGGGACTTACGGCCTCGCAAGAAGAAAATTGTGCTTTCTAAATAGATGCCGGTGAATAAGACACGGCGTAAGTCGCGTCTATACAAACAAAACGGTGGAGTTGTTGAACTTTATCATGCTGTAGGAGATCTAACAAACGAGAAAATACTCAGTATTTTTTGTAATGGACGCCCTGTAGAGGAGTTTCCTTCAGAAGAAAGACCTATTTTCCTCTTGAAATGGGGGCCTCCAGGCTCTGGAAAAAGTTCAGCCAAAGTTCGTTCATTTATTGAAACACTCGGCGTTTCTCCTGCCGACTTTATCGATTATTCTCCAGATAAGATTCTTGAAAATCTCATCCCTTATCGGTTTGAATCTGCAATGGCAAAGGCTGAATATGAACGAATGAAGGCTGATTATCAAATGAGAGACTTTGCTGCGGTTCGTAGAAGACTCTCCTCTTATGCTCTAAACTTGAAGAAGCGCTATACAAACTCTGTGCGAAAAGATGTAAATACATTTGTAAAAAGCTGGCCTGGAAGAAACCCTCTGCCTATCTCCAGGATGGACGAGTTCAATCGCATACTTGAGGCCGTCTTATATGATAAATCTACAAGCGTCTATTCATTCTACCGAACGAAAAATAAGACGGGTTCTACGAAGACTATTCGTGAAAAAATGCGCGAAGTTTTGTCCGATCTTTTTACTTCAAAAAAGCATATTCAATATGAATCAGGAGGCGCAGGATATGGAGAAGGTCAAGAAAGAAAGAGGCTAGTTGACCAGTTTACACCCCATCGTCTTACTAGATCTCGCACCCCTTTTATTGATATATTTAAGAATACTCAAGAGGAGTTGCTTGGAAAAATAGAATATGATCCTTTAACAAATATACCTGTTGGGATTGATGAGACATCAGTAGGTCCTTTAACCGTTCCATTGTCATATCGCATTATTGTAGTGTATCCCATTATTCCGCGGGATATAATCTCGCAACGGGCTCAGAAACGGGCTGCTCAAATGTTTTATCAGAAAAACAATGTCTCAATCAATGATATTGATATTTACAGAGGTCTTATGGAAGAATACGCGAAGGAACTTTTTACTATGTTGGGTGGAAATGGACATGTCCGTGAGATTGTAGACTCGGCACTTCGCCTTGAGCAAGAAAAATATGGGGAAAACTCGTCAGTACCTTATAGTGAATATATTAAGAGTCTTATAACGCGATTTAGCACATTAGAAGAGGGTGAAATCATAAGTTTCCCATTCTTTAGAGGTGTTGGGCCGAGTGAGATTATGGATAGGGTGGAGCAAGCCTTCCAGTATTCGGTTGACTATTTTCTGAAACAATACCTTCTTATAGGAAGAATTGAACAGGTTGTCTACATTAACACGGCTACTTAGAACAAAAACGGCTTAAAATCTTTCCACAACAACTATTCATATGAAGGATATTCCTGCCATCGGTATTGACCTCGGTACGACTTATTCCTGTGTCGGCGTTTGGCAAAACGACCGTGTAGAGATTATTGCAAATGATCAGGGAAATCGCACGACTCCCTCTTATGTTTCTTATACAAACGAGGAGCGTCTTGTAGGCGATGCTGCAAAAGGTGTTGCTGCATCCAATCCTACAAATACAGTCTTTGATGCGAAACGTCTTATGGGACGTCGCTTCAACGATTCGCTCGTGCAGAGCGACATGAAGCACTGGCCTTTCAAGGTTCTCGAGGGTGCGGCTGAAAAGCCAGTAATCCAGGTCGAGTACAAGGGCGAGACCAAGCGCTTCCAGCCTGAGGAAATCTCTGCCGCCGTTCTTCAGAAGATGAAGGCGACTGCTGAGGCATATCTCGGCGGTGAGGTCAAGAATGCGGTCATCACAGTCCCTGCATATTTCAACGACGCTCAGCGCCAGGCAACAAAGGATGCAGGTGTGATTGCCGGTCTCAATGTTCTGCGCATTATCAACGAACCAACAGCTGCAGCCATCGCCTACGGTCTTGACCGTTCATCCAAGGTCGGTGAGCAGAATGTGCTTATTTTCGATTGTGGTGGCGGAACACACGATTTATCAGTATTATCTATTGATGGCGGTATTTTTGAGGTAAAGGCTACGGCCGGAGACACTCACCTCGGTTAACCTTTTCGGCTGAGGTAAAAGAACTCTAATTGCGGGGACACCCTAAAGTCGTATAAATTTGATAGATATAATATTGACCTATTATAGTATAACTCGGAGAAATGGAAAACAAAAAGTGTATTGAATGTTCTGTTGAATTACCACTTTCATCTTTTGACAAAGAAACATATGGCTATCGTAATACATGTAAGACATGTAGATATAAGAGAGTAAAAGAAGTAAGAGAGCTGAAGAAAATAGAAAACGCAAAAATAGCTTTAACCATAAAGGAAAAAGTCTGTAAAACGTGTTCTAAATCTAAAGCAACATCTGATTTCAATAAAATGGCTCTCAGTCACGATGGTTATAATGAGAATTGTCGTGTATGCTTTAGCAAGATACGAAAGATTGTAAAAGATGGTAAAGACGAACATATAATACACACAATAGTTGAGATGAAGAAATGCGATACATGTCTAGTTGAAAAGGACATTTCAGATTTCAAAGAAACATCAAGATCAATTAATGGACACTACAACAAGTGTAAATCATGTTGGAAACCCACAGAATGGAATAAAGAGAAACAAAAGGCTTCTGAAAAGAAGTATGTTGAAAAGAATCCTGATAAGATGAAGCTCAAATGGCAGAAGGCTGGATTTCAAATAAATCGCAGAATTCGTGACAGTTTGAATCATAGAATAAAGGATGCTCTTAACTCTGTTTCTAGCCAAAAACTTCATAAAACAATGGAGTATGTGGGATGTGACAAGGATTTACTAAAGCGTTGGTTCCAGTATCTATTTGAGGAGGGGATGACATTTGATAACTATGGTGAGTGGCACATAGATCATGTTAAACCATGCGCCTCATTTAATCTTGAAAATGAAGATGAAATCAAGGAATGTTTCAACTGGAGAAATCTTCGTCCCTGTTGGAAACAAGAAAACTTAGAAAAGAACTGCTCAATTATTCCCGAGGTAATTGAGAGTCACAAACAAAAGGTCAATAAATTTATATCAATCAATCCACTACCAAACCAGCCTGGTGACAGAGTTGGCGGTGCAGAGTAACTATCTGCAGTATGGTAAAAAGGTGGCGAATAGAAAAATGGGCAATCCGCAGCCAAGTGCCTGGGAAACCAGGTAAAGGTTCAACGACTACTCCAAGTAACCTAATGCGAAAGCTATGGTAAAAGGGGCACGAATGGGTTCCTTTTTGTTCGTTGTGAACAAAAAGAAGATATAGTCTGGACTTATAGGAAACTATAAGAAGTATGGATAAAGAGCCATACGATAACAATTTCGGGAGAAGATTTTGATAATATATTAGTTGACTACTGTGTCAGCGAGTTCAAGAAGAAGACGAAGATTGATTTGAAGGAGAACCAGAAGGCCCTCCGCCGTCTCCGCACGGCCTGTGAGCGTGCCAAGCGCAACCTCTCTGCAGCCACACAATCCACGATTGAGGTGGATTCACTTGCGGAGGGACAGGACCTCAGTGTACCACTCACTCGCGCCAAGTTTGAGAGCTTGTGCGACTCTCTCTTCCAGCGATGCTTGGGCCCTCTTGATGGCCTCCTCCGAGATGCCAAGATGTCCAAGGAGCAGATTCATGAGATTGTCATGGTGGGCGGCTCATCACGCATCCCACGCATTCGCCAGCTCCTAAGCGATTATTTCGGCGGTAAGAAGCTGAATGACAGCGTGAACCCTGATGAGGCCGTTGCCTATGGCGCAGCAGTTCAGGCGCACATTCTAACAAAGGGTGACAGCAAGGATGACCGCACTAGCGAGCTCCTCCTTTTGGATGTTGCACCTCTTTCCCTCGGTATTGAGACAGCAGGTGGTGTTATGACTCCACTCATCAAGCGCAACACCACTATCCCTACGAAGAAGACACAGACATTTTCCACATACTCTGACAACCAGTCGGCTGTGGACATCTTGATTTTTGAGGGTGAGCGCAACTTTACCAAGGACAACAACCTGCTCGGCAAGTTCCGACTTGATGGCATCCCACCCATGCCTCGTGGCGTTCCTCAGATTGAGATCACCTATGACATGGATGCAAACGGTATTCTCAACGTGTCTGCGGTAGAGAAGGGTAGTGGTAAGACGAACAAGATTACTATTACAAATGACAAGGGCCGTCTTTCCAAGGAGCAGATTGAGAAGATGGTGGCTGCCGCCGAGCAATACGCTGAGGAAGATAAGAAGCGTATGGAATATGTTGAGGCGAAGAACGATCTTGAGTCCTATCTCTACAACGCACGCAACACAATGCGTGATGAGAAGACCAAGGAGAAGCTCACTGAGGATGATATCAAGGCAGCTGAGGAGCACCTCCAGACAGGAATCACTTGGTTTGAGGCGCACAGTGATGCTACCATTGATGAGTTCAAGGCTGAGAAGAAGCGTGTGGAGGAGCTAGTCCGCCCTATTCTCATGAAGATGTATGGCGCAACCGATTACAGTAATCCTGATGGACCTGTCAAGCATGGTGCTCCTAACGTTGCTCCATCTGAGCCCAAGGTTGAGGAGGTTGAATAATCAACCACGACAGGCTGAGGTTGAATAAAAAAATATATTTATTATCATGTTCAACACTTATAAAGCATACCAGCTCTTAATACTTCTGATGAGTATCTCAGACTTCATATGAACAAGAATATTTTCTCCATTTCTGCAACGAATCTCATTAGTCCAATAAAGAACGCATAGTTTAATCCATTCTTGAACTTTTGGAGTATCCCATTTTGTAATCAACGCATTCATAACAGTACTCTCATTCGGTGGAGATCTGAAAGAATGGTAACTATATTCACCAATCACAAAGTCCATAACAAAGTCAATTGTTGTGAAGTGTGTGTTATTTTTAATCAATAGATCTAGACAACGAAGTTTCATAGGAACTTCATAGTTCTTTTCTAAGAGTAATATATTGAATTTTGAAGAGACGAATGCCTCCCAAAGCCAATGACTTATACCTGCTCCGCGCAACTGATTACGAATGGATATAAGTGTTCCATAGGAGAGGGGCTCATTTGTATATGGATTTCGTGGATCAAGTGGAAGCAGAAACAGTTCATCATGATTCAAGAGGCGATTCACACAGTCGCGTAGAATCGTCATGGCCTCAAACTGATGTACAGTCTTTGTCGCCCAGTTAATCAAGACCACTGGATTCTTCGGAATTTCTTGTGTAGCAATATCCTCTTCGTTCATGAACTTGAAATGGCGCCTCTTCCATGCATTCATAATCTTCTTCATGGCCCAGCGGACACGCATATTTTTCAGATAGATTTCCTCTATGGAGATAGGGATTTTATCATATTCAATCGGCGTAGGATATAGAGCTTTTGCCATAGAATATTCATATGAGTTGGGTGGAAACTTAGTAACAAAGTTTACACTTGTGAAATAAGGTCCTGTGAATGAGTTTGTGCTGTGTTCATAAAGTAATCGTTGAAAGAAGGAAAGGGGATCTAGAGGAAGTATGAGCCATGAAGTTGGGCGTCCTGTAAATTTCGGATTAGATGATTTAACCCTTGAACTACAGACCCTTCTTTTTTGACGAGTATCTCTAGATACTTGCGGATTAATACCGACGGCAAACATACCGTCCTGAAAAAAAATGGAAGTGTCAATTTTACACAACCTTGAAGATGCACAGCTTCTCTCCAGTATAGAATCCGATACAGCTAAGATCCTCTTTTCGTCGAACGGAATGTCCATCAACCCAATAAGTGGTACCATCCATATCTTTGACAGATTTCATTATAGGAACATTCTGTGCTTGGCTTCCTGATGTAACTTCGTGATGAAGACACCCAGTCTTTCCAAGAACAACCGGCTGTAAACAGGGTCGCAGAACGGCTGGATTTTCAGATGTAGGGAGTAAATGCTTACAGCGCATACTCTGTATATCTAGCATTTCAGCACCATCCTCTTCAAAGAGGTATGCATCCACCTTTTCGGCAGAAAGTGCTTTCAAGAGGGACTGTTCAGATTGACCTAGAGTCGCAGCAACTTCTTTCGCAAGTCGTTTGACTTTCGCCTGGAGAGCTGATTGGAAAGTATCCCAGTAGAGTTTTGGTATAGGTAGTGTAGGCATGGTTAGCAAGGAGCGGATAAATGGTGGCCTCAAATTTTAGACTGGGATATAGAATGGCATGGGGCCCACTGTTATGGACAATTCTACATACCGCTGCTGAGCATCTTGGAAATCCACGGCCTGCGTTAATGCAAACAGACGAAGTGAATCGCTGGATATTCGTTTTGAAGAGTGTTGAAAATACTATGCCATGTCCGATTTGTCGTGCGCACTATAAAGAGTGGCTCAAGAAGAATCCGGTTACACAGTTTACTAATCTTAGAGGTATAGCCTTGCGAGATCGGGCTAGACGGTGGCTCTACGACTTACATGAAGAGGTTAATGCAGGGAAGAAGATTGTATCAGGTATTACCCTTGACGCTATACCTGGTATGTATACCAGTCTTAAAACATATCAAGAGACGGTGGACAAGTTTATTGCTATAACAAAAGAGAGTATACAATACGGTCATGTTAAGGCAGACGGGCTTTGGCAGTTCAGGAGCAATCTTCATTATTTGCGGAAGATAACAGATACGATTTAATATACTGATTCATTCCGTCAGTTGTAAACATATGCTTTATCTTGTTATATGATTCCATAAATGCATTATACTCAGCCTCTGTTATTTGTAGTTTATCTTGAAGATGTTCAAGCTGAGATATATGAATAGAAATACATATTTTACTATAATCAATACAGTCTTTATAAGGTAACCACTCTATGTCATCATAAATGTAAATAGGGATTGATCCTAGCTTGAAGACTTCAAAAAATCTAAATGAAGAGCGGCCATATCCTCTCGGTGCTAGACTGAATTTACTTTCTTTAACAAGCTCTATAAATCTTTCTGCCTTTGTCTTTGGTATATCAGGGGTCCAGTTATCATTTTGACAGATAAACCAATCCGTCTTATTATATTCAATCATTCGTTCACGAACAGGGTGTGTAGCTGCGCCCATAAATGTTATTAAATAACCCTTTTCACTGAAAGGGATTTGTTCTTCATTTTCCAGTTTGAAGTCTGTATCTTCATAGATAAGAGGGATTGGGACATCACCCGTACATGCTCCGAATATAAGGGTATTTTTTGGTATGGTAAACATAATACCATCATCGTGTTGAACAACTGCAAAATATTTCTGTTCAGGTGGGAAGTTTGAAAACCAAGCTGTAAGAGTTTCTTGAAGGGCTGGCTTTTTTGATGAGAACTCTGGATCAGTTTGAAGATTTGTCCAAAAGACGGGAATATAAATTCTATTACCAGGTGGTTCATTCTTATAAAAATCGTAAAATGCTTCTTCTAGATAACGGCCTTTTTTGAAAGGAGGATATACAATATCAGTTGAAGGTCTAAATTCTACTCCTAAAGACATTAATCTTTTATAGGTAGATATGAAATATTCTCTATGTATCCCCACAATGAAGAGGTGGTCATTTTTGGAAAAATATATTCCTCTTTATTTAAAAAATCCATACATCGATGAAATTGTAATCGTGGATGAAACAGGTGAAGATTATACTGAGATAGTATTAAATTATTCATCTGAACCTAAGATTCGCGTGTATCAGAATGATAAATGTCTTGGACCTTTTCTCAATAAGGTGAAATGTATGAACTATGCATTAAATGATTGGATTTGTTTAGTTGATTCTGATAACTTTGTGGACGTTGATTATTTCGAGAAGGTCTCAGCTCTAAAACCTTTAGATGAAATGACAGTGTATCTTCCAAGTTTTGCTGCACCGACCTTTGATTTTCGCTGTTTCAATGGGCTTCTTCTAACAAAAGAAGTGATAGCTAGTATGTATGAAAAAGAACTTTATCTTCGTCTTGAAATGTGTTTAAACACTGGAAACTTTGTATTATCCAAGAAGGCTGTTAATATATTGAGTCTATATGAATCGGATGAGTTTGCTAAGGTTTGTATTACATGCGACGTATTATACAAAAATTATCTTCTTTTGAAGCATGGTATTAAGTTGTATATTGTTCCTGATTTATCCTATTCACATGTAGTTCATGAAGATAGCATATTTTTACAGAAATCGAACTCGTGCAGACATATAAATGAATATATGTATTCCATGTTTCGTAATTATTTACTTGATAACTAGACAGATGTATTCACACACATTTGTGGGGGCGGTTCAGTCGCGCCTATTGGTAAAATCTTGGTGGAGATTCCGAAAACATCTGCGTTGCGAGTGCCGCATAGTTTAGCGAACTCATACCATCCAACACCAAGAGGAATCATGGTAAGAATAGCCACAGCAATACCGAAGGCCGTCTCGCATCCAGTCGTATAACGAAGGGCTATAAACGCAATAGTTACAATCGTGGTGATAACCATGGCCGTAATTGCTTGCTCCTTGCGATTCTGTACCTTTGATTCAGGTGCTTTGGGATCTGCGTCTTGTTGATAGAGAGATACTGCATTTTGCAGGAGATATCCCACGAAGAAAAGGAATTGCGCCATCCAGAAGGAGGGTGCTACGCTTAGAGATGGACTGAAGCCCTTCTCTGATGGAACAAGATTGCAGATATCATAGTTTGTCACCTGGGGTATGAACTGTTGACGAACAATAAGATAGAGAATATATGGCATTCCTATCAATAATGTGATTCCAATGATTGTTATTGGAATGATTCCAAAAATATAGTCTACCTTGGCCGTTGTCGGATCCATTCTATCGGTGAGACTTATTTTTAACGAAGCAGTAGCTTTCTTAAAAATAAGTAATGATATTAAGTAAGAAGTTTATATTAATCGGAGTTTCATATTTGTAAATATCCATTGAAGAATCGCTGCAGTTAGAGGAACCACCGTAATCTGTCCAAGAAGAAGTATAATCAGTCCTAGATTACCGAGGCCGAATCCCATGAAAAATGTATATGCGATTAACATAAGAGGAAGTGCCATAAAAGCAGTTGTTATGCTTTGTCTTATAGATTCTAGCACCGTCGGCATTCTACTTAGGTTATTTCTTTTCAGGCTCGCTGTGCGCAAATGTAGATCTTCTCTCCATTCGCAGTTCTATTTCTAAGAAGGGGAACACCAGTTAGATTTGTACTATCAGGTCCAAACAACGTCAAGTTCTGTGTGACGAGTATAGTTCCAACAAAGAGACCAAGAGCGATGCTTAAAATAACAACCGTCATGGATTCGCATGAATACATCATTCGATAGGAACCCACGAAGAATAAAAGTGCGCAGAGGGCCATGATAGAAATATAGAATCGGGGGGAGTAGTCGGGGCCTAGAGCCTCAAGTTCTTTGATTTGATTACTGAGTGTTGAAAATATGTAGGCGGCTGCAACACTTATCATATAGAGAGGTGCCGAAGGGAACGCATTTCGGCTGTCTACAGTAAAAAAGGAGAGATTTGAGAAAGTAGGTGAGCTGAATCCTGTTTTACAGTCATTACTGGCAAAACCCTTTTCATGTTTTGTAAATCCGAAATCCAGTGTTGTGATAAGGGTTCTGAAGAGATAGAAGCCGACAATACTTTCCAAAAGACTCAGGAAGAAAATAAACTGGGCATAGGATGTTGTAAGAAGAGACATTAGGCCTGACATAACAACAATAGTGTCGGGTAGAATCTTGACCATTTCATTCACAACTGCAACAGGATATGTATTAATCCAGGCTAGCGCCATCTCTGCCTTATTGCTAGGTAATAAACGGCGGTGGTCTAAGTGAATAAGGCTAAGTTAACTAGAGGAATGGGTATACCATCATATTTCAAAAGATTAACACAATCCGTTCGTGGACTTCTTTCTTCAAATGTTCAAGGGGCGGTTTCATGTTTACTGATTGATTTCAATTGTATTGTATATGGATGTCTTCGCAGTGGATCACTTCCACAATATACATATGAAACTGAACAGGAATGGGAGGGGTTGCTGAATGAAGAGGTCTGTAAGACGGTACTCACTATTTGGGAAGCTGCCTCTAAACCGCCGAAAGTCTTTATTGCTGTGGACGGTGTTGTCCCGATGGCGAAAATCAAGCAGCAGCGGATGCGGCGATTCAAGTCAGTTTGGTGGGCAGAGAAGGAGTATGAGATGGGTGTTCGTAAGCGTGGTGATGTTCGCTGGGACACCAACGCGATTACACCAGGGACGGCTTATATGGAGGGTCTCGGTCGGCGATTACAGCAATTATGCTCTACTCGTATAGGCTGGACAGTAAGCACGTCAGATGAACCGGGAGAAGGAGAACACAAGGCGATGCAGTGGATTCGCTCTGGTTGCGTGAAAGAAGAGGGGACTGTGATTGTTTATGGGCTGGACGCGGACTTGATCTTGCTGTCTATGCTTACAGGGAAAGAGCATCTGAATCAGCCTTGTGTGTTGATGCGGGAGAAGGAGGAGTTTGGAAAGGAGGCTGCGAAGTTTAAGGCTGCGCCATTTCTCTTTTTATCTGTTGCGCACCTTCTTAAAAGTTTATGTCCCGTAGAAGAGGAGTCTAGTTTCCTTCTTGACTATATAGCTGTCATGTGTTTACTTGGTAATGATTTTCTTCCGCATGGGCTCACTCTAAAAATCCGTGATGGAGGTCATGATACTCTTTTAGGATATATGCGAAAACTTAGAGCGGCTGGTTTACGATTTGTTGATTATGAGACGAAGAAGGTAAACTATGATACTTTTCGGCAACTATTTCAAGAGTTGGCAAAGATAGAAGAAACGAACTTGTTGACTGCGATTTATAATAAGAAAGGGATGAGGCCCATGCCGCCTCGGAATGATACAGAGAGGCTTATGATGTCTGTTCAGAATCTTCCTGTAGATTGGTTTGTAGAGCGGGAGTTTTTGGATAGGGGGGTGCTACGGGGAGACTGGAAAGAAGTATATGAGCATCATTTGCATGCTAATGCTGTTAACGAGTATCTTCACGGAATCCAGTGGGTGGTTGATTATTATGTAGGGCGGCCGGTGGATTTATTGTGGTATTATCCTTGGCATTTGCCGCCGCTTTGGAGTCGGCTTGCAGCCGAGTCATCAATGCAAGCGCCGCTTTGGAGTCGGCTTGCAGCCGAGTCATCAATGCAAGCGCCGCTTTGGAGTCGGCTTGCAGCCGAGTCATCAATGCAATTGCAAGCGCAAGTGCAAGCACAAAAACCTCTTCCAGCCGATCCACTAAAGCCACAAGAACAGCTGGCAATCGTTCTCCCACTTGAATCATGGCATCTAGTTCGTAATCCGACCCTAAGACGAGTTCCTAATACTCTTCCCCAGTTTTGGCCACAGAGATTTGGATTTATGTCTCTTGGAAAGTCATGGATGTGGGAATGTGAGGCCGATATACCGATTTTATCACCCGGCCGCTTGCGGTTCGCCGTGAAAACCTAAGACTGTCTTTCTTAATAGAGATGGGAAACGTACCCTCGATTCCAGCACCCCATATTCGTATTTATCAAAATGTAATACAAATACGAGATCCTGTAAAACGCAATGAAATGATTCAAACACTTCTTGCAGGTCCTGAATATGTACAGAGTGCAAAAAGAGGTGGTGTGTATGCACACTTGCTAGCATACACTACAAAAGTTCAGAAGGGTCAGTACCCCGACCCATTACCAGGAGAACAAGTGAATCAAGCTCCAGCAAAACCGGTGGCACAACCGCAGCAACACCAAATAACATCCCGAGAGGAAAAGCCGCGAAATTCCTATCAACAGTTGACACGGCCTCGAGGAAAGGAGAAAGCGATCGGCTACTTTCAGAGCAGTCTTGAAGTCCTCGGATTAGAAGAGGAGGTTGCTCTAACAGAAGAGGCTCTTAACAAGGCCTATAAAAAGGCTGCTCTCCGCACTCATCCAGACAAGGGTGGCTCAGAAGAGAAGTTTGAGGCTGTCACTCGCGCCTACGCCTATCTCACTGAAATTCTCCGCAGAATCAACGGCGGTCGCACAAAGGCCAGCGTGGTTGAGGCACCCACTGCCATTCAAGAAGCTCGCTCAAGTGATTCAAAGAACTGGAAACAGGTTGAACCCATACGCCTCAATCCTAAGAAGCTGGATGTGGACGCATTCAATAAGATGTTTGAACAGACGAGAATACCTGACCCGGATGACGACGGATATGGAGACTGGTTGACAAATAAGACGGAAGTTGCTGCTTCAGGTCAGAAGTTCGGTGGAAAGTTCAATCGCGACGTCTTTAATAAGATGTTTGAAGAGCAAGCGAAGGCATCAGCACAACCTACAAATCAGCTCATGAATCTGTCTCCACAGGCTATGATGCTTGCACCCACTTCGGGTGTAGAGCTGGGGAGAGGCAAGTCTGATAGTTATACAGCTCCAGCGAATGCAAATCTCAAATACACGGATCTCAAACAGGCTTATACTCTGGAAAACACTATATCACAACAGGTATCGCATGTTCGTGTTGAGCAGCGTGATTTGAAAAAATACCAGGCCAGCCGAGATAATCCCGAGCCTCTAACGGATCATGAGGCATCGCAACACGCAGAATCAGAACGACAAGCTGCTGAAAGGGAGCGACAGAGACAACTCCGAGTAGCTCAAGAAGGAATGTTCGCAGATGAATATTTCCAGAGAATGAAGAGGCTCGTGATTAGTAATCAATAAATACGCTTATCCTTATTTTAACTTCATATGATAGAGATATGAACCAGGGAGTGATTATAACTATAGGGCTTGTCATGGCGGCTGCAGTTATAGTAGCATCAATAACAACATCCACAGTTGTTGAGGAAAATCCTTTTCGTGATAGAAAGATTTTAGAAAAGGGTATGGATCTACCTGTTATCTGGCTTTACATTGATTCAAGTGATGTGAATAGTCGTTCATGGATGGACTTTATGGGCCGCTCAACTCGCGCAATCAACTTACCATTCCTGAATCTTTGCTACCAGACGATTGTAGTTCAGAACAAGGGTCTTTATCGTGTAGAGGTCATTAATGGACTTTCCGATGTTGCACTTCGTCTTGGAGGCTGGAATGCTCTACCTAGCCCCCTGCAGAATCCTCTTGCACCTGTGGGTGAGGCCGAACTTTGCTGGATTCGTGCAGCCATTCTAAGAAAGGAAGGTGGTCTCTGGCTTCATCCAGCAACGATTGCAATAAAGCCATTTGATAAGCCTTGTAATGACTCTGTTATTTTCTTTGGAACAGATTCCGATGAGACTTTTAGTGGACCTATGGGAACACCTGCACCCGGTTTACGATGTGTATGGTCACCTCGTGCAGAACATCCTCTCTTTATAAAATGGGAGTTGATAGCGAGAAAGCGATTGGAGACACAGTTCGGTGGAAAGGAGTTTCGTGGTGATGAGAAATGGGATGCTCGCCAACTTGCGGCTGAGTTCTCTAAGGATGTTCGCTACATGCCTCATACTGAACTCTCGCGAAAACCAAATGGTAAGAGAATACAAATCGAAGACCTCCTTTCGGCCGGTCAACAAGGTGTCTTACCGTTTGATGTACAAAAACAATCAACATATGTTCCCATTCCTTGGCCTGAACTCCGCGACCGTCGTGCGTTTGGCTGGTTTTTGCGAATGAGCGAGGAACAGATTATGGAAAGTGACTTAGTTATCACAGATATGTTTAAAATATCTATTCATTAAATAGATGTCGGGGTTAGGTCTAAAAATCCGTACACCTCAGACAACTAATAGACAAAAACAGTCTGAAAGAGAACAAGTGGAGTTAGGTAAAGAAATAGTTGCCTATAATGAAAATGAGCATTCAGAATATGATGCGCTAGACAAACTACTTTTACTTGCTGCTAGACATAAACGCGAGATGGAAAGTAGGTCAGATCCTAGTGACTTTATAGGATTGACTATTCCTAATGTTTCACCATCTAATCCTTTTGTCCGCTTTGGCAGCCCCATAGTTCATACTGTTAGCCCTCTTTCATATCACACATTAACACCTAATACTGTGAATGAAGAGCCTTCTTCACCAGTACGTACTATAAAGTTTGGCACTAAGCGTAAAAAGCGTGTATCCAGAGCCAAAATCTTACCAAAATATTTGAAGCGACGTACAATGAAAGGAAAGTTCAATCTTATAAAATGGATTAATAAGACTATGAAAAAGACAAAGTAGCCATCTTATAAAAACTCAACAAGCATTTCATTTGCACTTATATCAATCTGCACATCTTTGGTTGTGTAAATCTGATACATCGTCGTTTTTTGCGCTTTATACATGCGCTCTTGAGTACGTAAATCGTAGTCATGAGGGTGTAAGATATGTCTAATAATCGTTGTTAGTCTCGCATGAGTGATATTTGAGAGGAATCGTTTCGCTTTACAAGGTATATAATAAGGTTCAAGAATGGGCAGCCATTCATCGAGAGTATCAAGAGAGAGTTCATCTCGTGTAAACCATCGGCGCTCTTGAAGACCTTGTAGTTTCAAATGCCCAAGAATTTCATTTACAAGTTCTTGAGGCGGGATCTTTCTAAAAAGTCTCCTCGTATCCGCCATCCCTATCTTATTATCATTAGTTCTCTTGGAAAAGTAAACGAAGGATATCTAATGAATGCGTTTTACCTTGTGCAAAATACATCCAGCCTTTTAAGATTAGCTCATGAAGACGTTGGCTCTTTTGGGGAGAAAGCTGGCCAATCTGTCGGAGTGTAATGTTCATCTCGTTCAGAAAATCTTCATAACTGATTCCTGTTTTCCATATCTTAAAGAAGGTTTGAATGGAGGCGTCAATATCCTCTTTGAGATAACTATAGAGGAGAGATACACAGAGTGAGAAACTAGGAGAGCCAAAGAGTTCCAAGATTTGCTCAGTTGTGATAGTAGTTGGTTCGGGGTATTTTGTTCCAAGTAAGATGATCATACGTTTCATTTCAGTAGGGGTTTGACTCATGCTTAAGAAAAGTACATTTGCAGAGCTGGCAAGTTTAATATGTTTTTGTCCTGTTATATTTATAAAATGGTCAAAGAGCTGAAATGGTGAGATGGTTTCAAGCTCTATATGTAAACAGCGGGATCGGAGAGGCGGAATAAGGTCGCCTGAGTAGCGAGAGCAAAAGATAAAGCGGGTTATATGATTATGCGTTTCCATAGGACGACGCAAGGCTTGTTGTGAAATCATAGGAAGAGAGTCTGAGTCATCACAGAGAATCCAGCGATACACACCCTCTTTTGCAGGGGCGTGGCGAACAAACTCGGCGACTGACTGACGAACACAGTGAATGCCGCGATCCTGGTCCGATGAAAGATTCAGAATCCACTCTGGGCCAGGATTCCGAATATTGAATTGATTATAATAGGCTTTCAAGAATGCGTTCATAAGGGTTGTTTTTCCACAACCATATCCTCCAGTAAAAAAGAGGTGTGGCGGATCTTTGAGTGTTTCATTTAGAATACGAAAACTCTCTTCTTGTCCAATGAGACCTGAGTCCATACTGTGGTTTTATGGCGGGGTCTGCTTAGACCGGTGAATGGGTCTAAACATTCATTTCTAGAAAATGCTAGAGGATATAGATGTCGGCGCCGAGTGGAGAAAAGGATCTTTATAAAGTACTTGGTATTGAGAGGGGTGTAGATAAGGAGGAGATTCGTCGTGCTTACAAGCGTCTCTCTATGAAGCATCACCCAGATAAGGGTGGCAAAGAGGACGATTTCAAGGCAGTTTCTCGTGCCCATGACATTTTATCTGATGATAGAAAACGGCAAGTCTATGATATGACTGGAAATGTAGAGGGTGAAGGAGAAAGTGGAGGAGGAGGTGGCGGTAATCCTTTTGGAGGCGGTAGCCCTTTTGGACCTGGTGGTCCAGGTGGATTCCCCTTCGACTTTGGAAGCATTTTTGGAATGTTTGGCCCAGGTGGACCAGGAGGCGGACAGCCTAATGGACCCCGTGTTCGGCGAGCGAAAGCTCCTCCCAAGGTCCACGAAATCCCTCTCACACTCAGCGACTTTTACAACGGCCGCACAATCCAGATACAGTTTGAGAGGCAGAAGTTCTGTGATGGCTGTAAAGGTGATGGTTGTAAGACATTCACATCCTGTAATGGTTGTCAAGGGCGCGGATTTGTTGAGCATGTTATGATGATTGCGCCTGGAATGCAGGCAGTCCAGCGTGGACCTTGTGCACAGTGTGGTGGAGAAGGTAAGCAGCCTGGTATTGCATGTTCAACCTGTAAAGGTCGTAAGTTTACCACACATGAGAAGGTTCTAACAATACGCGTTGAACCGGGTATGAAACTACAAGAGATGCTTGTGTTTGAGAGGGAATGCAGCGACAATCATGAGTTTGTAGAGGCAGGTGATGTTCATATTGTTCTAACAGAGGCAGATGAGACGACTATTTTCAAACGTGAGGGCACTACTTTACATGTAAATCTACAGTTGACGCTTGCGGAATGTCTGCTTGGATGCCAAAAGACATTGGAAGGTCATCCTGGATATCCTGGTGGACTTGTTGTCGATATTCCACCAGGTATTATGTCGGGAACTATATTTACAGTTGAAGGAAAAGGAATGCCGCGTCGCCCTGAGGGCGGACATGGTACTCTTTTGTGTCATATTCGTGTTGTTGTTTCGGATTCAGAGCGTGAGAAACTCACATCTCAATCAGTGATGCTGCGCGCGATCTTTGGTTCTCAGCCTTAAACACGGGGAGAGAAAGATCCAGGGTTCTCGGCGAGTTTCCACTCACTGCTCATATTACTGAGGGCCTGGCTTGCTTGTTTGCCTGAAAGCAACATACCCGGAGCATCTGCATCCATGAAACCTAGTGGGCGCATACCACCTGACTGACGGCGGGTTGTGCGTCGGTTGCTGCGACGGTTGCTGCGTGTGTTGCG